ACGCTCTCGTCAGCCCAGAAGAATCAAGATCTAGCCATCTCAACCTGGACCACCGCTCTAGCTCAGGGAGATGTTCTGAGGGCTAGTGTGGACAGCGCTTCCACCGTGAAGCGTCTGACGGTCACTATTCGCTATACGAGATAGCTATGTCCTGGACTGACAATGGCTCAATAGGCTCGGCCCAGAACAAGACAGCCGCCAACAACATTAGTCTGACGACTACGGCGGCTCTGAATGTCGGCGACGTAGTCGTGGTGCAGGTCGCCACTGACAACTCCTCCAGTACCGGCGGAGCTACCTCTACTCACACGAGCGTTACCTGCGGTGGGAACACCTTCACCAAGGCCGCGGAGATAACAAACAGCGGCGGAGCTGCGGCCGGAGGCGTCACCTTATCTCTCTGGCGATGCGTCATCACGACAGCAGTAGCTTCTGGAACTTCCCTTACGGCGAACTTCAGCTTCAGCCCAGCGGCGAAGTGCATGAGTGCGCGCAGCTTCACACCCGCCGCTGGATCAACGTTCACCTATGCGACTCCGCAGACCAACAACGCCACAGGAGCACCAGCCGCTCTGACCATATCAGGTCTCGACACGGCGAAGGAAACTCTTCTGCAGCGAGCAGCGGGACTTGAGTCAACTTCAACTTCCATCAGCACACAGACCACAGGCTGGACTCTTGGCTTAGACGTGGGTACGTCTGGAGGAAGCGCCGCCACCAACATCTCTACACGATCAGAGTTTCTCATCGGCTCGGGAGCTAGCTTCACCTCGCAGCCCGGAGGAACTTCGGGGGATGGTTGCAGCATCATGATTGCGATTACAGAAACTCCTCCGACGGTAACTACCAAGCCGAGTGGGTACGCCTTCATCACTGATTAAGAAGTTCAGCGCTTGCATTCTGTAGGCTGGTCAAGAGATATTTCTCATGCTATGCTCGCCTAAAGGAGATTGAAATGCCGATTTTCACAGTAGAGGACGGCACCGGTCTCGCACAAGCAACTTCGTACGTCTCCGTCGTAGAGTCTGATGACTACTTCTCTTCTCACCCGTTCTATTCAGACAATTGGAGTGAGCTCGGTGAGTCGGACAAAGAAAATCTCCTCATGACGGCTTCCACGATGCTCGACAGCATCATGACGTGGAAGGGAACTATCTACAGCACCACGCAAGGTCTCGGTTGGCCTCGTTCTCTGGTGTTCGACTCCGAGTATCGACCCATCGCCAGCAACGTAGTTCCTCGCGGCGTCAAGATCGCGACGATGGAACTCGCGATGTATCTCTGGCGGAATGGAGATGTGTTCGAGGCACCTTCTTCCACGGGCGTAGACCGTCTCAAGATCGACGTTATTGAACTTCAGTTTAGCTCAACGCAAAACGGAGGGTCTAGGGGTAAAGCCCCCGTACCAGCCGCCGCCCTACTTGCCCTGCGCGGCCTCGGAGAGTACACGTTAGGCACTCGAGTACGCCGAGTCCAGGTAGGCTAGATGGATGGGCTCCTGAACTTAGTCGCTGACGGCATCGAGACAGCATTCTCGCTGGCTTCTGAGATTGTGGTCACAGGGACTTACACGAAGAAGACTGGTAGCGGTGACTACGATCCGGTTACGGATAAGCGAGCTACTACTACTCAGGTGTTCTCAAATGTACGGTTCATAGAGACTGGTACTAGTCTTCAGGAGCGCGAGGCTTCTCCCATATCTATCACGGATGCGAAGTTTCTGGTACCCGCCAAGGATCTACCGATCGATCCAGCGGAGAATGACTTCTTCGAGTTGTCCACCGGCAGAAAATTCAATGTTCTTATGTCACGACCAATCCCGGGACAGAAGCTGCACGTCATCTTCGGGAGGCAGGCATGAGCGCGCAAGCCATGATGCGTCCTCGCTTCAAGAGGCCACGAGGATTTAATCGCATCGGCGAGCAGGCGATGAAGAATGTTCGCGAGGTTCTCTCAGCCAGACTGGCGATGGGTCTCACGGACATGCAGAAGTCTATTCTAGAGACTCCTGTCTACACTGGTCGTACTCTCGTCAACTTCCGCTGGAGCATTGGCTCGCCCATTAAGTCTACTCGCGGTGCTGTGACGGAGCCTGCGCTCCCGGGAAAGACCAGTGATCTTCCTCTCGGCTCAGAGCCTCGTCGTCGCGCCAACGCGGCGGTAGTTCAGGAGGAGTTTGAGATCGTTCTCGCGGCAGCGAAGGCGAATCCTTTTCAGAGCTTCTACCTCACGAACAACCGCCCCGAGTTCAGTGAGGTTGAGTACGGATCTTACGCCAGAGAAGGTCATCAGTCTCGTACTCCTCCAGGCGGTATGACTCGCAGAGGTGAGACACTTCTAGAGTACTCCTTGATGGGATTTGTGAAGAGTGTCCAAAGAAACTGAGAGAGCCGCGATCTCGGAACACTTCAAGAGTGTCGCCGAGCCTGAGTTCGGCGAGAACATCGCTTGGCCGAATCAAGCGTTCGAGACTCCGCAGGATACGATGTTCGCGGTGTTCAACATCGTGGACAGGGGGACAATTCGCCGTAGCCTCGGCCGCTCATTCACCAAGAGAAGTTTCGGCACGATGCAGGTGGACATCTACACACCGAAGAATGAGGGAACCAAGGAGTCCAGAACTCTGGCTGACATCTGGAGTCTCGTATATGAGATGCTGGAGCTGACGACTTCTGATGGTGAGCTAATTGTGTTCCAAACACCATCGAGTCGTGCTATGGCGACAAACGAAATTCGCGCCGCTAACCTTGACGATAACTGGGATCGGTACGTCTTCGAAGCTCCCTTCTATCGTGATCAAAACGTCGAAAAATAACACTTGCATCTCTCCACGTCTGGAGCTATGCGTAGGCAAACTCAGGAGGCCTAACTGATGGACAGTAATAGGACTGCACTTAGGGTCGCCAAGGAACCGTCCTTCGGTGTGGCTCCCACGAATCCCGTCTACAAGGAAATTCGCCGCACGTCGGATGCGGTGAGCTTCACGCCGACGAACGAGGTCACCAACGAGATCGACTCCACGCGACAGGTCAATGACCTGATCAATACGGGTCGTGACGCTGGCGGCGACATGGCGATGGAGCTTTCCATCGAGAACATGGACTCGTTTCTCGAGGGTCTGTTCTGCAACAACTGGCTCCGCACGCCCGAGGTCTCGAACGGTGCTCACTGGGAGTATGGTGCCTCAGCCACGCGCATCACAGCTGTCTCGGCTACTGCCATTACCGTCGCGGCTACCTCGGTTCTCGCCGGCTCGCAGAATAATGCGACGGCGTCTGCTTTCGTCACGGGAATGCTGATCCGCAACACTGGCTACGGCGTCCCGGCGAACAACGGTTTGTTCCCGATCACGGCAGGAACCGCGACGACCATCGCAGGAACGTTCACCATCGAGGCCTCTCCGCCCGCAACGGCGAAGACGAAGGTGGTCGGCTTCCAGGGTGCCTCGGGTGACATCGTCGCCACCATCACGGGTGGCCCTGCTCTCACCTCCACGTCCCTGAATTTCACCACGCTCGGTCTCATCGTCGGCCAGTGGGTGAAGATCTCGAACGAGGGTGGCGCCTTCTCCTTTGGCACTGCCGCGAACAACGGTTTCGCTCGCATCAGCGCCATTGCCGCGAATCGTCTGAGCTTCGACATCACGCAGGGTATCTTCGCTGCGGATACCGGCACCGGCAAGACCATTCGCGTCTACTTCGGTGACACAATCCGCAACGGTGTCACTCAGTTCACCTATCGTCTGGAGAAGGAGTACACGCTCGCTGCTGGTGTTCGTTACTCCTACGCCTCGGGGCAGCAGCCTTCCTCGCTCGCTATCTCGGCAGAGACGCGCGGCGTCGTGACGGCCACGCTAAGCTGGATGGGCTCCGATCTGTCCCCGCCCAGCGCGACCCGTGACGCGGGCGCGGTGACCGAACCGATCAGCTCCAACTCGGTGCTGGACGGTTCCAACTCCGTGCCGATGATCATGGAGGCGGGTGCAGTCATCGGTGCGCCGAACTACGTGAGCGGCTTCGCCTTCACCCTGGACAACGGCCTTCGTGCCCGCAACGCCATCGGTTCTCCGGGAGCTATCGGTCTCGGTCTCGGCCGCGCGTCGATCACGGGAACTCTGACGACCTACTTTGGCGACGAGACGCTTCTCACAAAGCTCCGCAACGGCAGCGCCTCGGGGGCAACCATCGCCTTCCGCGACTCGGCGAATCTCTGTGCTGAGATTTGGGATCTTCCGCGCCTGAAGTACAACTCGGGCTTTCCGGAAGTCCCGGGAATCGACACCGATCTCACGACGCCGCTCGGCTTCCAAGCGCTGCGTGACATCGCGAACGGACGCGACTATACTCTTCTGCTCTCTCGGTTCGACTACTGCGTCTAATCGTTGAGCGAAGCGCATAAGGTTAGGACTGGCCCTGCCCCTCGGGGCCAGTCCTAAGTAGACTAGTAGAGAAGAAAGGTAATACGCATGGCTGGTTTTCGTAAGCGCTACAATACCGATCAGAGTCTCGAGGAAGAGGGCGTCTGGGTCGACTTCGGTGACGGGCTGAAGGTTCAAGTTCGACGTCTTACCTCCAAGGCTTCCCGTGAGTATCGTCGCAAGTTGGAGAAGCCCTACACGGCTCAGTTCCGCAATCGCGAGATGCCTGACTCCCTCCAGGAAGAGCTGCTGAACAAGCAGGTCGCCGGCATCATCATCGTGAATTGGGAGGGTGTCGAAGATCCCGACGCGCCGGAGCCCAAGGCTGGTGAAGAGCCGAAGATGCTCCCATTCTCTCACGAGAATGCTCTGAAGATCATTAGCAACCCTGAGTTCCGCGACTTCCGCGACGACATTCTCACGGCTGCGATGGAGCGCACGACGTTTGAGAAAGAGCAGCGGGAGGCGGCAAGAAAAAACTAGAAGAGGCTCTCCTCTGGGAATTAAAACCCAAGCCTGATCTGGAGAAGATGGAGGAAGACATACTGGCGAGAGGTGAGGACCCCTCGCTCTTCCCAATATTGAACAGCAAGCCTGAGCTCTTTCGAGATTTGGTTTGGATTTGGGAAGGTTTCATGTGTCTTTCTCTATCTCGTCAGTACGGAATGGGCGCACCGCAGCCCATCGCTATGAGCGACGTTCTCGCTTATTGCGAATTCTTTCACATCTACGATCCTGTCGACAGAGAGGACTTCCTGTACCACGTTCAGAGGATGGACGCGGTATTCATGAAGGACTTCAAGGAGAAGAATAAGAACTCGAGCAAGACTAAAGCTGGTCAACTTCCACCGAGGCTAGGCGGATGAGCACTTACGAACTAGGTATTGACGGCTCTGGTGCAGAGGCCGGTGCTCAACGAATTGTAAAGTCGTTCGACGCCATCAAGGCTGCTGCTGATCGCATGGAGGGTGGGGTCAGCGCTGCCGCGAAGAAGGCGAGCTCTTCCTTCGCTGACATGCAGCGCAACGCGCGTCCCGTGAGCGATGCTGCTATTCGCTCGCTCAAAGCTCTCAGCTCGGTGTTCGCGGGATTTCGGGCTCCGAGCGACGCGGCGGTACGCAACACCATCATCTTCCTTCAGGGACTTAAGTCCGTCGGTACCCTGAATCTAGGTAGGGTTACAGGTCTCGCCAGCCTTCTCGCTACAATCTCGGGCTACAGAGGTCCTAGCCCCACGGCGGGCAAGAATACTCTGGCAGTTCTGAACGCGTTGAGATTCGTCAGCACGTTCTCCATGCCCCGCGGCCTCGTACAGATGCTGGCGGCGCTCTCAACCTTCAAGGGTCCGAGTGCTGCGGCAGCTCGTAACGTCACAGCTCTACTGAACGCCCTGAACAGCTTCAAGGGTGGCTCTGGCCTTACAGCGTCTATTCGTGCATTGCGGGCTCTTACGGAAGCTGCAAATTCAGCTAGGACTTCGCTGAACTCTCTGAAGGGTGCTGCCCCAAAGACTATCAACATTAAGTCTAACACCAGTCAGGCCGAGAAGGGTATCGGCAACCTCATTAAGTCTAACAACCTACTTCAGACAGCTCTCCTTCGTACGCAGACTGCGTGGAACGCGCTCGGGGGAATCCTGGCTGGTAAAGCTATCATCGGTGCTGCGAATGCACTGATTGAGATCAACGCACAGCTTCAAGCAGCGACCGGCTCAGCTACGAAGGCCGGTTTTGCCTTCGCATTCATCAGAGAATTGTCCGAGAAGCTAGGACTTGATTTTAGAAAAGCTGCGGAATCTTTTGGTTTCTTTCTGGGCTCGGTGAAGGGTACTAATCTAACTCTGGATGAGTCTAGACAGATCTTTGAAGGTTTCAGCACCGCTGCTCGTGCTCTTCAGCTCAGCACAGCAGATGTTGATGGCGTCTTCCGCGCTCTCGGGCAGATGATGTCCAAGGGTAAAATCCAGGCTGAAGAACTTCGTGGTCAGCTGGGTGATCGTCTTCCAGGCGCCTTCGTTCGTTTCGCAGTTGCCCTGAAGATGACGAAGCCCGGAGAACTGGATCAAGCTCTTAAGAAGGGTGCCGTCAGCGGCGAGAAGATGAAGCAGGCGATCATTGACGTCGCCAATGCTCTCCAGGTCGAGTTTGCCGGCTCTGCTGACAAGATGTCGAAGACGGTTGACGCTGCCTTCAATCGTCTTAAGAATGCGTTCACCTTCGCCTCAGGAGATCTCGGCCACAGCGGACTTAATCAAGCTCTCATCAGTGTGATGGATGCGGCCACCAAACTTCTCCAATCAAACACACTGAACACTCTCCTCATGGTTTTGGGGAAGGCTTTCAAGTTTCTCGGAGATCACATAGAGGCTGTCGCCACCATCATTGGAACTTTGGCACTCAGCAGTACTTTGAAGTGGGCCGCTAGTCTGGTGGGGTTGGCTGCGACTTCTACTGCTGCGACCGCTGCCGTCACTGAAACTGCTGCTGCGACTGCGGCGGCTGGAGGCGTAGCGGCCGAAGCTGCCGTAGCCACGACGGCTCTTGGAGCAGCGTGGGCCAGACTTAATCTCTTCATGAAGGCGAATTTATTTGTTCTCATTGCCAGTGCTATTGTTGGTCTTGTTCTCTGGCTGGGAAAATCCTCTGATGCGATGAATGAGAATGCTAAGGCACTAGACGCAGTTAATGCGAAAATGCCAGATGCGGTGAACTGGTCCGACACGTATGCAGCTCGTCTCTTGAATATTTCTGACAGTGCCAATCAGGTTACTGCAAGTCTACAAGAGATGATCCAGAAGATGAACGAGTCGGCACTTCGTGCCAGCCAAGAAGATCTTAAAGGACTAGACACGTATAAGCGTATAGCTGAGATTGGTGGCTACGCCATCCAAGTACGTGATAAGAGCGGTAAGTTTGTAAAAGGACCTGAGGGTTACTTTACAAAAGAGGATCAGGATCTTCTCAATCGAGTGGTGTATCACAGTCCTACCGGAGGCGTAGCTCTGCGAGGGAACATCCCGCAGACGAGGCAGGAGTTTGAACAACTCGGTGCTGCAATGTCTATGGTGGATACTCGCGCTACAGGACCTGGAGGGGGTAATTTTGCCCCTATTCAGTCTGCGCTCCACGCTAGATTTAATGCTCTTCTCTCCATGAGTCGCCAGAAGGGTTACAAGGGACTTCCATATTCCGATTGGGCTGAACAAATTCTCCCTGAATATAACAAGCCCACCGGAGGAATCTCTGGTGGTGCTCCCGCTCAGACAAAAAAGAAGCATGGTAAGTCAGAAGCAGAAAAAGCTCAGGATGATATAAACAACGCGATCGATCAAGCTATGAATGGCATGACCGATCTTGAAGGTCGCGCTAAGTCAACTAGCGAAAGCATCGACAAGCTTCTGAGCGGCTCCTTCGATAAGGTGGGCGCGGCGGCGCACATTGCCGCTGTCGACCAGGAGAAGAGCTTCGAGGACGCTATAAAGGGTCCTGAGAACAAAATCAAGGGCGTGTTGCAGCTAGCCAAACAGCTAGGCGTCGAGGTTTCCGGGGACACGGAAGCTGATCGCTACAACAGCGCCAAGGAAGCCATCATCGGCTACATGGAAGCTCGCCAGAAGGCAGCGGCCGAGGCTAAGGCAGACGAGAAGGTCGCCACCGATATTCTGGCTCAGAAACAGGACAACCAGATTCAGTCTGACGCCATCAATCTTCTTCAGCAGCGTGGAAAATCGCAGGCTGAAGTTAATCGATACATCGAGATTGAGACGGCACTCGTCGGCGTCAGCGCAGATAGGAGAGAGGAAGAATACGCCAAGCTGAAGAAGGAGCTCGAGATTCGTGATCAGCTCAAGCTCTCCATGCAGGCCGTCAACGAGCAGCGTGAGCTAGAGAATAAGCAGAGCGCGGCGGCGATTCTGGCTCCGATGTATCAGCACGGGGCTCGTCAGGAAGACATCGACTACATGCGCGAGTTGGTCGGCTACGCGCAGGAGCTCGCAGACGCGGGTGCTGATCCAGCACAGCTCAACAACATGGTCGCCACTCGCGCAGCGGCCTTGAATCTAGACCGAGTGATGAAAGATCTCTCCGATCATTACGAGCAGGCGCGTCAAGCAGCTGGAGATATGGCTGACGCCATCGTCGGTGGATTCCGTGACGGTTTGCAGGCCGGAGACAGCTTCTTGGATATGTTCAAGAACATCTTCAAGCAGATCTCTAAGATCATCATGGATTTCGTCCTCTTCAATCCTCTGAAGCAGTGGCTTCAGCAGGTTCTCACTCAGACTCTCGCACCGAATGCCACGGCTGGATTCGGGGGAGTCGGAACTCCGGCTGGGACCGTCAATTCTTACTCAACCGGAAACGGTCTTCTCGGAGCACTGAACACAATTATCGGTGGAATTTCCGGTAGACAGCAAGGCTACTTCCAAGACGTCAATCCGCGGAACGCTCCCGTCTCAGGTGGTCGCGGTTACTTCGACTCTAACGGAGAGCTAGTCTTCCCGAACTACAGCTCTCCCAATGGCGACGTCGTCGTCACTGGAAGTCGTCAGTCTGGAGTTATTCCCGGGATTAATCCGGCCGTAATTCCTCCTCCGGCGAAGCAGGCAAGCTTCTTCTCAAACTTCATGCGAACCATGGATCAGAGTCGAGCTGCCTTCGGGACATTTACGAGCTGGGTCAAGGGTGGGATGCCAGCCGGTGGAGCAGGCGATGCAATAAGCGGGGCGATGGGAGCAGCCGGAACAGCCTTCGCGATGTACCAGACCGGAAACATGATTGGTAAGTCTGTCGCCAAGGCTCTCGGTGGCGGCTTCCGGACGCAGGCAGTCGCCGGCGGAATTACCGGAGGTGCCGCAGCAGGCTATAGTCTCGGCGGTCCGGTGGGAGCTGCGATCGGCGCGGTCGTCGGCGGTGTTCTCGGCTTTCTGAAGAAGAAGCCACAGATTCCCAGCTCCTTCGGTGCGGTTAAGGTCGGAGACAATGGTGTTGCAATAGTGGGGACGACTGGCACTCATGGAAATGCAGACGCCAAGGTCGGGCAGGCTGCGGCTCAGGCGGGTGCCTCGCTCTTCAATGACTTCGCTGCAACCTACGGTGGTTATCTCAGTGCCGGAAACTATGGCACCTTCGGCAAGCGCGAGTACGATCCGGCGGGACCTGGAAACAAGGGAATGTACTCGTTCTGGTCCTCGCGTGGTGTGAATGGAAACGGAAAGCCAGCCGGAACGATGGGCGTAGATTACATCTACGGCACCGACTCGGAAGTTCAGGCTTTCGCGCTTCTGAAACAAATCCGCGAGGGAATGATCAAGGGCCTCAGCGACACGATCCTTACGGTGGCGAAGAATACGAAGGCCACTACCATGGAGGCTCTACAGTCTGATCTCGGAATCGGTCAGGCGTACGATCAGTTCATCAAGGGCTCCTTTACTCTCACGGACGTCGCCTCGAAGATTAGCGATCTCAACGAGGCGTTCAACAAGCTGAAGGCGCAGGCCACTGTTCTTGGTCTCAGCGAGGATAAGCTCGTCAAAGCTCGCCAACGCATGATGAACACGATGAAGGAGGAGTTCAACTTCAATATCCAGCAGGGAATTCTAGGTTATACTAATCCTGCGTTAGCCGCCTTCAACCAGTTACAGAAGGAGTACCACGACGCAGTCGAGAGTGCGATGGCAGTCGGCGGAGACCTCGTTGCCGTGGAAGATCTCTATGGTCGCAAGAGGGCAGATCTCGCGAAGCAATGGGCGGACATCGCCACTAATGGTCTCGCCAGCGCGGCGCAGGATCTGTACAATTCTCTCACGGCCAGCAGCAACTCTCCGCTCAATACGCAGACTGTGTTCTCCAACGCACGCGATCTGTACACCGGCCTCACCTCGCAGTTCCTCTCTGGGGACTTCAGTCACGTAGATCAACTCTCTACCTTCGCCCAGAACTATCTGGACGCGGCCCGCCAGATGTACGGGTCTAGCACTGACTACTTTGACATCTTCAAGCAGGTCACTGACCAACTCGCAATGTACGAGAACGGCACTGGTCTTCCTGGAACTACGGGTGGCCCGCCTGAGCTTCCGGGTCTCGACGACATGGTGCAGGAGATTAATGATCAGTCGCTCGAAATGATTGACGCGATGGGTCTAGTCGGTCAGGCAGTCGTGGAGGGAAGCACGAATGTGGTGGATGCGATCAACAATCTCGCCATTGCTCTAGGACAGAAGATTCCTGCGACGACTACTACGACGACTTCCACTCCGACGGGGCCGACCGCTGGAGGGACTGGAGTTAGTTCAACAGGAGGAACCTACGGTTCCACTGGCGTCATGGATTCAGGCGGTGTGGACTTTTCGGGCTACACCACCGTCAACGGGAGAACTTTTAAGGTCAGTGGTACGTACTGATGAGTGGTGAGACAGTATATCTTCTAGAAGCGACTCCTCTCAACACCAGCGGGGTTGCAACTAGTGTGAACTTCAGCTCGGGGCTTCTGACTGAGGCTGAGCTGAAGAATGGGAAGGCGTATCCTGTACGACTCATGCAGGCGTACACGCACGAGACTTCCATCTTCGAGGAGAACACTCCCGGCCAGACTAGTGTGTCGCTTGGTTCCGCGACGATCAATAACGTGGACGGTAGATTCGACTATCTGCTAGACTATTCTTGGGATGCTCGCCCCATCACTATCAAGCGAGGGAAGCAGGGTGCAGCCTACGCTACCTTCGTCACAGAGTTCGTCGGCTCGGCGACTGAGATAACTGCCGACACTAATAACCTCGTCTTGACTCTCCGAGACAACAGCTACAAGCTCGCCAAGCCGCTTCAACCGAACAAGTATGCAGCGACGGGTGGCGCAGAGGGCGGAGCAGATCTCTTACAAAAATTCAAGCCACTTCTGTTCGGCAAAGTTCGCAACGCCTCTCCCGTCTGGGTGGATCAAGTTCTTCTCACGTGGCAGATTCACGACGGAACCATTACGTCGGTAGATGCTGTCTACGATCGTGGAAACAAGCTGACCTTCTATCAGAATTATTCAACCTACGCGTTGCTCGCGGCGGCGACGATCCCTCCCGGATACTACGCAACTTGTCTAGCGGCAGGCTTCGGTAGACTAGGGGCTCCGCCGGCTGGAACCCTTACGGTTGACGCTGTGGGAGCCTTCGGCTCTGTAACGAACATTCCTGAGCTAGTTAAACAGATCCTCACGACGCGCCTCGGGCTCACGACCGGAGAGCTAGACACGGCGGCGTTCACTCAAGCCTCCACAGACTTCCCCTACGCATTCGAGGGCATCTACTTCCCGGAGCCGGATCTTCAGTACGACGAGCTAGTCGAGACCTTAGCCGAGTCGGCGAATGGCTTCTGGTACGTTACCCGCGCTGGGTTGATTTCCTTCAAGATCTTCAAATTCAGCACTCCGGTCGCGACCATCCGCGCTGAAGATATCATGAGTCTCGGTAAGGCTCCCTCACCGAAACCTCTGTATCGCGTGAAGGTCAACTACGGCAAGAACGCTACGATCCAGCCGCCGTCGGACTTTACAATTCCGAAGCAGCTCATCAACGCCTACCTTGACAAAGAGTATCATCACGTAGACGCGTCGGTGGGAACTCCTGACTATTCCGGCGCGGGGAAGATGAACGTCTTCCTCAATGATCAGCAGGTGAATGACTTAGGGATTGCCACCTTCAGTATCCCCAACGGTGAGTCCTGGATTGCTATTGACTCGACCGGAGCCATCACCGTCACTAGCTCTGGCGTGGCGTCTGCGACAGCTACTGTTCGCGTCAACATAGGTGAGTACGTTTGGGACGAGTCATTCACTCTCGTTAGGGACACAGTAGCTCCGCTCCAGAAGATGGGTCTGACCCTCAGTGCAGATCGTTTCTACTTCAACGACGCGGGACAGCCTTCCCCGCCGGGACAGACGATTACGGCAACCCCATCAGGTCTCAACACGACCAATCCCATCACAGTCACTGCCGTAGATAATCTCGGCAACACAGTTCTAGTCTCCTCCAACACAATCTCAATCACTAACATCTCGACCTCACCTCTGGTCTTCTGGATTGCCGTGACTGCCACGGATGCGAATGGCGTCAAGCAGACGAAGCGCATCATGGTTCAGCACGGAAATGATGCTTATGCCGAAGGCATTCTCGGCTCATTCGCTTCTAGCGGCGCTACGTTCTTCTTCCAGGCGACGGCTCCCACGACTGGGATGGCTGTCAACGACGTTTGGGTTGACACAGATGATGCGAACAAAACTTACCGCTGGACTGGAACAGTCTGGGCAGCATTCTCCGACACGCGCATCGTCGATGCTCTCACGGCGGCGGCAGGAGCTCAGGCGACGGCTGACGGCAAGATCAAGACCTACATCAGCACCACGACTCCGACTGGCACCTTCGCCGTTGGGGATCTATGGTGGGAGCCGACCAGCCACGTACTGAAGCGCTGGAGTGGATCTTCGTGGGTCAACTTTTCCGCAACCTCTCTGTCCGAGTTAGATCCGTCAGCCTCCTCAACTCTAGTAAATCAAATCTCGGACAATGTTCTTTCTCGTGACGAGAAGCCAAGTTGGATTGCGTGGAATGCTGAGCTAGAGAGTCGCTACGCGCTGGTGAGAGCCAGAGCTGTAGCGCTAAATCTTTCTGTCTCTACTCTTGATCTTGCTAGAACAGATTGGCAAAATCATCTCAACGGCATCTCTCCAGCTTGGAACGATACCAAGACGGACAGCATCATCTACACAACGGCTCTTCCCTTAGCCGCGCAGACCTTTCCTTCTGGGTGGACGCTAGCTAATAGTCTCTCGACCTCGGCGAGCGGGATCTATACTGTTCTGAACGACGCGTTTACGACAGAGATCGGCCAGATCAATAACTCAAACGCTCGAGTCTCGGTCGGGCCGGGAGGCAGTACATCAATCGGAATTTCTGTGAAGAAGGCCGCCGCTGCTGCGCCTTGGGCCATGCTTCGCAACTACATGTCCGATTCCTCGGGTACTATTCTCTCGAGACTAGACGTTCGCTTCAACCCCTACACTGGCGCGATTAATGTCGATACGTCTGGAGTGGCTGCTGGGACGAACTACGCGGGTGCGATCTATGATCTAGGTACTGACTGGTACGTCATTGCGATTATGGCTACTGCTCCGGCAGGAACTGCTAACAGTCACGCAGAAATTTATCCAGCCGCGGGACCAGACTCGGGTGGGAGTTTCGGTGGTTACGCTACAACGCCGACCGGCACGATCAGTATCAAGGGAGTTCCCGACTTTGTTCTCGGAGTCTCGGCTTCCCTTGGGCGCAACATGCTCATCGCTAGACTCAACACGTACTCGGCTCAGATTGAAGCCATGCAGAAGGCCGTCAGTGAGACTGACGCTCAGCTAGCGAATCAAGTGACCGGCCCCGCAACCTTCACGGCGCAATACGACAGTACTGGTGCTACGGCACTAAATCTCCCTGCTAATTTGAACTTCAAATTACAGAATCAATCAGGTCAAATCACCTCTGGTATGACCTGGAAGTATGTGGTCGTTTCTGGAACGGTAAACGGACACGCGGCGGGTGCAACTGAGTACACCGACACGATCACGGCCGACACTGGCACAGGGGTGTTCGCCTTAAATAGCATGACTGGCACCACGGCTAAGATCGAAGTACGCGCCTACATTGGTACGATGATGTGGGCCTTCCAGAGCACAATCACTAAGACTCTAGCCGACCCGCCTCCAGGTGGAGGAGGAAGCGGAGGCAGCTCGGGCGGTGGTGCGCTACCGCAGACGGTTATTGTCAACACCGGCATCGGTTCGTCTACCTTCATCAAGATCGGACAAGTGACAGGCACGACCGGCGCTTCGCAGACCTCGGTGAGTCTGAGTTCCAACTTTACGATAACGGATTATTCCGCGAATAAATCGGACGTAGTGACTGTCGAGCTTAAGTGGATGCGAAGCGCAATACAGAAGGGCTCCACAGGGAGTGGCACAGCGTCTGTCGTCAACTATGAACCGATGGACGGTAGCGTCTCTGCTTCTGGCACTGACACGGGATTAACAGCTAACACCGCCTACACCTGGGAGCTATGGGCGCGCTGTACCGCAGCAGGTAAGAGTGCTGGGCTAGATGGATCGGGTACGGTCACATGAACATGGTTACTATCAAAAGTCCCGAGGGTGAGATCCTCGTGGTGGACGAGGCTGATCTCTCGCCTCCCTCTCTACCTAACGGAGAGCAGGGACCAGTTGCGTGGGAAAATCCCTACCCAGGATGGGTCGTGGTCGCTGAAGGTGCACCAGCCAGCGATACTCAATCTCTCGTCAACGGCGCGTGGGTCGACGATCTCGAGAAGATTAAAGCTGCTGCGATGGAATCCATCAATCGCTTTGAGACAGACGCCGTGGCCGAGTTGGCTCAGCTGACCACAGCCATAGCGACGTGCGAGACGTGGAGGGACATCAAGAAGGCCGAGCAGGACATAGCGGACAACAAAGTTCCCGCAGACACTCAAGGTCAGGCTGAGCGTTACCCATTTCTCTGGGGAATCAGTCAGGTGGCGGGAATCACTATGGTGAATGCCCTCTCCCTCGCAAAGACTTTTCTCATAGCCGACATGCAGGAGATCGCATTAGCGGGGGCGAGAGCACTCGTGGCTCGCTACAACGCGGCGAATGCCACGACGGCAGCACAAGTTGAAGATGCAGTCTCGGTAGCTGAGGGTAGCCAGCCTTAAGTCGAACAAATCGCTTGTCCAAAGAACAATCCAGCACTACACTGGAGCAGCTCGTAGCAGGAGAGATGGGAATGGCGTCGCCGAGATTCATTACTCAACCGGATGAGGCAGCGACTGTTCTCTTCAGGTTCGTAGTGGATAACCCGAAGTCCTTCCCGGAGGACATGAGGGAGCACATTCTTCGGCTTCTGGAGCCGGGAAGATCTCCATCCTTCGCAGTCTCCGAGAGTGCGGAGATGATCTACGCTCGTCAGAAGGAACTCTCCAGGGAGGTTCTGATGCTGGGCGCTGAGATGGCTATCACAGCTTCTCATCTTCGCATCAATAACTTCGCAGACGAGGGCGGTAAGCGGGGACGTGACATCGCTGAGGCTCTGCGAAAAGCATCAGGCGAGAAAGCGCCAGCAGGAATGTCTTGGATCTCCAAGGAGGAGATGCCAGAACCGAAGAACGTCTATCTTCCTCCGGTCGGCTCGGACAATATCGACGCACCCGCACCGGAACCTTCAGCAAAGAGCGTCGGCTAGAAAGGAGTTTACGATGGCAGATCAAGTCAAGGAGCCGGTGGTCGTTACGACTGCTCAGGGCGTCACCGATGCGCTTCAGGCGGCGATTCGTTATCTCGTCGTCATCGTCGGTTTTCTGTCTGGCCTCGCAGGTCTCATCGGCAAGGGTGCGACGGTGGACGCTGTGACTTACGTCCAGACGAATCTCGGTGGCGTCGTCGCCGCAATCTTCGGTCTCGTCGGACTCTGCACTGCCGTCTACGGCATCTACAAGACCTGGAAGCGCGGTGCTCAGCTGACCACGGTCGCAGCAGATCCGGAAGTCCCCAATCACGTGGCGAAACTCGCCAAGTAAGGAGAACAAGAATGCGTGCACTCATTTTAATTGCTGCGGCTGCGCTCAGCTTCCCGCTCGCAGCTTGCGAGACGATGGGAACGACTCAATCGCCCGCGCCGCTTCAGCAAACGGCTATCGACGATCGTGGCGTTCGCATTGCGTTCCTCTCGCTCGACGCAGTCGCCACGTTGGTCGATCAGGCTATCGACGCGAAGCTCATCGTCCCGGGAAGCCCGAAGGCGCTGACCATTGCCAACGCGCTCACGCGCGCGAAGGCTGCGGTGAATGCGGCATCCCACGCTCAGAAGGCTGGCTCAGTCGCCACCTACCAGCAGGCGATGGACGAGGCCACGGCTGCAATCGCTCAAGCCAAGACGGCTCTGGGCAAGTAACTCTCGGCCTGAAGGAGATCAGGAATGGATCAGACCATCCAGAATATTCTCAACATCGCACGTCAGCTCGGTCCCGTGATCGAGGGGCTCACCGGCACATCGCTCGTCACGCCTGCGATTAACGCCGGAAAGGCTGTAATCGAGCTGATCGACGGCATCAAGGAAACTGCCGGTGCAAGTCAGGACGAACTCCAGGCCACGCGTGACGAACTGGAGACCCGCGTGAATGCTCACGTGGACGCCACGGTCGATCGCCTTCGTGGCGAGTAAGCCTACGGCCAGCGATGCGGGAGGTATCACTCTAAATGTCGATTGATGTCACCCGCATCGCGTTTGCTCAGCAGGAGTACCGCACTACTCCTGCGATCGAAGACTTGAGCATTCAGACGAAGCATCCTCTTGCAGTAGAGTTTGAGTATAACACTCTTCTGCAGAATCTTGCAGACGCCAATACCTTCGGTGCGACTGTTCTTGCTCTCCGGAAGCTAGATCGCTGGACTTGGGCCTGCTTCGTCTACAAGCAGAATTATCCTCCCTTCGAAGTGGGAACAACGATTACCATCAAGTATCCTCGTTTTGGATTTACGAATGGGAAGAACTTCATAGTCAAGAGGGTGCGGACAGACTCTAACGCGTTGTTTGACGAACTAACTCTCTTCGGGCCGCAGTAACATGGGAATCTTCTTCGCAGCTCCGATTGACGAGCATCCTGACTACAACAAGGTGACGACCACGCCGACTTGTTCTACTCAGGACGCCAACTTTCCTGCGTCCAATCTTCTCACGATGGACCCGACTCAGGTATTCACGTCCACCATCCAGAATCCCGTCATCCTGTGGGATCTTGGAGCTTCGTATTCCTTCGACGTGGTTTCGCTCATCTACACTAATCTCAGCGACACAGCCACTCTCTTAATCGAGACCAGCACGGATAACATCTCGTACACGACGCGTTACAACGGTCTCGCGCTGGCCCACGCGATCTCTGGGCAGACGACGCAGAACAAAAAGAACATGTTGAGAGTGAATCACACTCTCCTCAATCTGTCAAGTCCAGTCACGGCTCGCTATCTTCGCATCACGCCCAACACGCAGATTGCAGGAGTGTTCCCGACGATCGGTCGACTCTTCGTCGGGAGTAAGTTCACTCCTGCGAATGGCTGGCAGTACGGCTCGCAGTTCACGTTCCAGGATAACTCGCCTAGGCAGCGCACTGATCGCGGAGCTTTGGTCGTGGATGCACAGCCTGTGATCACAGGAGCCAACGTCAAGCTCGACTTCTCGTCTCGCCAAGAGATGTACGACAATATCTACGAGTTCAACTACTGGCGTGGCGGTGCTCGCGAGATCTTAGCCTGCCTAGAGACTGATCCTACTGCTCAGCAGTGGCTTCAAAAGAATCTACTATACTGTACCCTCACGGAAGGTCGTACCATCTCGTTCGATGCGTACAACACTCACAGCTCCGCGTGGGTTCTAGAAAGCATTGGCGTCGGGTGAGCATAGAAGTAATCATTGAGTCAGACGAGAAGAAGGGTTGGATAGACGGGCACATTCCTCCGCACGTCTTCAACGCTCTCTCAGAGCTTCCGGGCCGCAAGCGGTACGTACAGGGCAAGCCCTTCATTGAGCTCTCGAGGAGCAACCTAGAGTTCCTCGACACGCGTCTAAACGTGCAGTGGCGCGGGCCTGCGGCAAACCTCGTCGAAGAGTTCAAGAAGATGCGCGAGGTTGAGAAGGCTACTCGCGACGCTAGGTTTCTTACTCCCACTGACTTCGGCTTCCCCTACAAGCATCAGCCTTACGAACATCAGCTCCAGTGTAATGTTCTCGCCAGAGGGAAGGTTGCCTTCGGTTACTTCATGGAACAGGGTACCGGAAAGACTAAGGCTCTGCTGGACGACGCTGCCGACATCTTTCTCAACGGAGGAGATAACGGCAAGATAGACACTTTGATCATCATCGCACCGAACGGAGTCCACGCGCAGTGGGTGAATGAGCAAGTACCTGAGCATTTAAGCCCCTCTGTGCCGTGGGCCGGTGGGTACACGGTGGCAAACCCCACGCCTGCGGAAGCTCTCAGACTAAGCAAAGCAAAGCTCTTTAGGCAGGGTCTCAGGATCATTGCCATTCATATCGACATGCTGAGTCACAAGAGCGGAGAAGAGATGCTGCAAGAGCTACTTCTCTCCTCGAAGGCCATGCTCGTCGTAGACGAGAGCAGCCGGATTAAAGACGGTACCTCAAAGCGTACTCAGAATCTCCTGAACCTTGGCAAGCTGGCGAAGTATCGCCGAATTCTCACTGGAACGCCAATCTCGCAGGGTGTTGAAGATCTCTACACTCAGTTCTTCTTCCTCGACAAGAATATCCTCGGCTACGATAGTTTCTACGCATTCCGCAATCACTTCTGTCGTCTTCAGCAGATCGAGGTCGGCAAACCCGACGCCAAGGGTAAGAAGCGCAGATTCTCGAAGATCGTCGGCTACATCAACGAGGACGAGCTGAAGAGAAAGATCGACTCCTACAGCTTCAGAGTTCTCAAGTCCGAGTGTCTCGATTTACCGGAGAAGAACTTCATTCGGCAGGAGGTTCTCCTGACGCCGGAGCAGAAGGAACTCTACGCCAAGATGAAGAAGGAATTCTTCGTCGATCTAGAGGCTGGGCTCCTGACAGCTCGCATGGCGGTGACTCGTCTCATCCGTCTACAACAGATCATCAGCGGCTTCGTCTGGAAGCATCCCAAGAAGGATCCTGAGACTGGAAGGATTATCGAGCCAGAAGTGTATCAGGAGTTCCCCACGAATCGCGTTGATCGCGCGATAGACATCATTCAAGAGGCTCAGGGTAAAGTCATCGTCTGGGTTAAGTTCCAGGGTGACTGGCGTATTCTCACAAAGGCGCTGAACGCAGCTAAGATTGGATGGGTGGACTATGTCGGAACCACACCTCAGCAAGATCGCCAAGGGAATATTGATCGCTTTCGGAATGATCCCAACGTCAAAGTATTTATCAGCTCCCCAAAGTCAGGTGGTACTGGACTCAATCTCACCGTGGCCTCCGAGGTCATCTGGTTCAGTCGTGACTTCTCACTTGAGGCAGAGCTCCAGGCCAACGATAGATGTCACCGTATCGGGCAGCACAACGTCGTCAACTATCACTATCTCATAGCGCCGAAGACGGTGGACGATCGCATTGACGCAGTTCTGAAGGCTAAGAAGTCTATCGCCGAGAATATCATAGACATAAGGGATCTCTTCGCAGATGACGAGTAAAGTATATGTGCTTCAGGCAACCCGCCATCAGGCTGACGTTAGTCCCGCAGCCGTGTATGGACAGATTCAATTCGTGCTCTCCGCAGGAGATCGCACTTGCTCTAACCCAGAGCTATCTATGGATCGTCTACGCAGGGCTTTATCCGACTTTGACCCTCTCCACGACTTTATTGTCTGGGCTGGGGGAGATCCTCTCAGTGCAATCGTAGCCGGTATGGTCATGCTTGACCTAGGCATCCGAAAGTTTCGCTACTTGCGCTTTGAGAAAAACCACCATACAAAACCGGGAGAACCTGTGACTGGGTTCTATTCTCCTGTAGAAGTAAGGCTAGAAGAGGACGAGTGATGCAAGACGCAGCCCCCGACGACGATGTTGACTTCTTCGAGGAAGCCGACTCAGGTACTGGTTCCGAGCGATTCAAGGCGCACATTACTAATCTCGCGCGCGAGCATCGTCAGATCGAGGGCGAGATCATGGAACTCCAGAACAAGATCAAGGAGCTCGGTAAACGCAAGACGGAGATCGAAACTCGCAAGCTTCCGCAGCTTCTCCAGCAGGCGGGCGTCAGGGAGATCACCACGCTGGAGGGTCTCAAGGTCTCCACCAAGTTCGTCGTAGGTGCCATTCCGGCTGAGTCCAAGGAGAAGGCTTACGAATGGCTCGACGAGCATGGTCACAGCGACATTATCAAGCGCACTCTAGCTCTTCAGTTCCAGAAGGGAGACACCCAGCAGGCCGAGGCGGCGAAAGAAGCTCTCGTCAAGCTCGGGTTTGATCCCTCCACGAAGTTGGATATTCACCCCCAAACCTTCATGGCGTTCGCGCGAGAGCAGATTACCAACGGCAGGATGCTCCCGTTAGATCAGTGGGGAGTCTTCTTCGGCGACAAGGCCGTCATTAAGTAACTTTCTTGAACAAAATATCCCTTGCGTTGTGAGCAACGGTGTTTATAGTTGAGCGTCTGGCGGTAAGCCAGTGACCAGAGGAGAGCCTAATGGCTGAAACGAAAGATAAGGCAAAACCGAAAGCGGACGAGACGGATACCAAGGCTGGCGGTACCGAACTCGCGACAAGGCAGGAATCCACAGATCTCGCAGCGGCGGACGACGACTTCTTCGCCGACGCTGGCGCAGGGCTGAGCGACTTCCAGCAGACGGACTTCCTGATCCCTTATGTGCGGATCATTCAGGCGTTGTCCAAGGAGCTTCAGCGTAATCACGCGAAGTTTCTCGAAGGCGCTCAGCAGGGCATGTTCGTCAATTCCGCGACGCGCAAGACGTACAGCGGCGAGAAGGGTTTTCTCGCTGTTCCGGTTGGGTTCAGCCATCGCTACATGGCGTGGCGACCGAACAACGCAGGACCCGCGTACGACATGGGGGACGACCCGTCGGTCTACAACTCCATCACTCCACTTCCGGAGGGTGACAAGAACGCGGGCAAGCGTTTTGACCAGCAGGGTAACGAGGTGACGGACTCGCTCCAGTACTTCATCCTTCTCGTCAATCCCGAGACGCAGGAGTGGGAAGCCGCGGTGCTTAACTTCTCCGGCGTGCAGGCTCGCAAGGGCCGCGGATGGGCCACCACCATCAACAATCGGATGGAGCGTCACCCGCAGACGCAGCAGCTCTTCCGGCCTGCGATGTGGTTCTATTCGTACAAGATTACCACCGTGCCCGAGTCTAACGACAAGGGTTCGTGGTATGGCTTCCTCATCGAGGAGGGGCCGAAGGTGAAGGATCTCCCGAACGGAAAAGAGATCTTTCGCGCCGCGAGCGAGCTGCGTAAGCGGGTCGACGCCGGCGAGGTGAAGGGTGCTGTCGACGATGAGCGCGACGACGCCAATCCCGGAGAAGAAAAGGCGTTCTAATTCCAGACGCCACTAGAAAGGAGTGCAAGAAGTTATCATGGCAACGAAACTCGATACCGAAAAGCGTCTGTGGGTCGGCCCCACGGCGGTTCGTGCTGGCTCGGTCGTGGACGCAATTCGCTCCGCCGCGAATGATCTCGGCGGCGCTCCGGGAGGCGAGGGTGTCGCCTACTCGGACCTGGAGAAGCATCTCCTGGAGAACTTCCAGCCCAAGAAGTCGCAGGGCTACGGCCCCTCGTACATTCGGGCCTACGTTCGCGACGCCGTTCAGCGCTACGGTCATCTCACCAACGACCCCGAGAAGGCGGCCGAGTACAACTCGATCGCCGCGCCGGAGCCGAAGGCCAAGGAGCCCAAGCCCAAGAAGATGACCAAGGCGCAGCAGGCCGAAATCGACGCGCTGAACTTCATCCGTACGCGCGGTGAAGTCGCGGACGCCGGCGATCTGGACAACACCCAGATCACCATCAAGGACTTCGTGACCGAGACGGGCAAGAAGTCCAAGACGGTGCAGAACCAGATCGAGAAGCTCGAGAAGGACGGCCTCGTCCGCACCGAGTCTCGCGGCGAGGGCGGCGACGAAGCGACCTACGTCTTCCTTACGCAGGCCGGTCTGAGCCGTCTGCAAGAAGTCGAGTCGCAGGCGACTGGCGAGCCGACGACCGCGACGGGAAGCGACGGCGGTCTGGCCGAATAAGCCCGACTCCGTTCCTGTCACCAGAGAAGGGCGGGTGTCGGTAAGGCACTCGCCCTTCTTTCTGCCCGAGGCGGAGAAGAGCTGTGAACCAAGAGAACTACGAGACATTCGTTCATTATCTTAATGAGCGCGAGTTAATTCGGCAGAAGCGCGCTCGCGGAGAGCCGGGACCCTGGACGGGAGACCCCATTCTCAGCCGCTACAAGTTCACCAACATCTTGCGGATCTACGATCGCACGACGCAGTGGCTCGTCAAACACTGGTACAATCCGCGGCGAGGCAATACGTCAAAACAGATTCTGGCGCTCAACTGCGCCATCGCCCGCTACTTCGGAAGTATCGAGTTTCTGGAGGACGTCGGCTTCCAAGACTCGTGGGATCCTGACTTCCTAATTCGTCGCGCCTCCGAGCGTCTCCGCAATCACCAGAAGGTCTTCACAGGCGCGTACATCATCACGAACGCTGGGAGCACAGACCCGAAGCAAAACGTCGTGGTGTCGCAGTTCCTGACGCCGTACCGTATGAATCTTGATAAGATCGTACGTCTGGCCGAGAATCACAATTCGTGGAAGGTCGTCTGCGAGTTTCTCCAGACGCTACCGGGAATCGGTGCCTTCATGGCGAAGGAGATTGCACTGGACATGCTGCTGACTCCGGTGCTGGAGCATGCGACCGACAAGCTAACGTGGTCGCCGGCCGGACCCGGAGCCATCCGTGGTCTCAACCGTCTGCACGATCGTCCCTTGCAGAAGGGGCTGACGCAGGCTCAGGCTCAGCACGAGATGCAGGCGCTCCTCGTCAAGCTCTCAGCAGATCGCGCGTTCGAGGACTACATGCCCGAGATTGGCGTTAAGTTCGGCGTCACGGACGTTCAGTTCTGTCTCTGCGAGTTGGACAAGTATCTCCGTGTGAAGAACGGAGAGGGTCGGCCACGCTCGGGATACGACTATCGCAAGGCAAAACCACTGGTCTTTTGAGACACCCTGCGCTAAAAGGAAGTGGCATGAGAGAGCCTCCACGCAAGCTTGATATAGCCGACGTCGGAACTAATCCCGACGTCACGAATGTTCGCTTGTATCTCAACGGAGTTCAGCAGACGAGAGTCCTGCGATACGATATGGACGAGGGGTGGCTAGTTCGACATCGCATGAAGGACGACAAGCCAGTACTTCGCGGCGACGAGTGGCTCACCGAGCGCATCCGGTTCGAGGAAGGGGAACTCGTCGTCAAGTGGTTTGACGAGAGCAGAGTTCAAGACTAGAAAGGCTGAGAATCGGCAGGATGGCTGACTCTGACAAGCTGGATCTTCCCGACTTCGCAGCTGCGAGAATGTTCGTAGTTGTTCGTGTGGGGAAGAACGTAGGAACTATCGACATAGTCCTTGACAAGTTGCTCTGTAACATCAAGACTCGCGAAGAATTTGAGAAGAGAGCAAAACAACTCGGACTTCACTTCAACGAGGATTTCACAACCCTGCCGATACGGAAAGACTGAGAATGCAGATTCGCTATAGATTTGGTCGTCTGCTCGACGTAATTCGCAATTCTATCTGGGCGAGGAACCAGGAAAGAATCTGGAGAACCAAGGCCTCTGTCGATCAACTCAACCAGATAATTGATCGTCTCGAGATGGGCGTCTCAACACCAGATCAAAGAGCCGCACTTAATCTAGCTAGAATGCTTCGCAAGAGACTAGGAGCCTAGAATATGCAGATCTACATACCGACGCGTGACCGCGTCAATGCTCAGTTTACGTGGGATAATCTGACGTCAGCCCTCCGCGGTGTTACCACCTTGGTATGCCCACCGGAGGAGGTCGAGGCCCATCGAGCTGCTCGTCGAACAGCGGTGGCGCGGCCCCCTGTGCGGTTGGCCGCTGTGCGGCAGTGGATTGTCGACAAGCTTGCAAACCCGGACGAGCCTGTGATTATGTTGGACGACGATCTGGCGTTCTTCGTCCGCAAGTCGCCGGAAGCCCACAATCTGCGTCCGGCTGGCGAGGACGTTGAGTATATCTTCAGGCGTCTCAACGATTTGGTCCGACGTCCGGCGAATGGAGTTGTTCACGCCGGACTGTCTCCGCGTCAGGGAAATAACTGGGCTTTCCCCGAGACAGAACTCTACATCGAGCGGATGAACGCCGTTCACTGCGTTCTGCCGGAGGCGCTGAGGCACTACGGAATTCGCTATGACGACGTTGACATGATGGAGGACTACCATGTCGTTCTTTCGCTATTCGAGAAAGGCGAGAAAAACGTCGTTATCACGGATGCTGCGTGGGATCAGTGCAAAGGAAGCGGAGCTCCAGGAGGCTTCAGCCACTACCGAACTAGCGAGACTCAGGCGGCGGCGGCTGAGCGCCTTGCGGAACTTCATCCGAAGTCGGTCAAAGTCGTAGAGAAGGAACCCAAGACCGGCTCAGGAGGCTTCGCTGGCAAGCGCAAGGACGTCCGCGTTCAGTGGAAGAAGGCGTACCAGACGCGCGATCCTCAGTTCATCAATCCCAGCTTCCGGAGGTCCTGATGCGGGACAAGCAGGGAAGGACCTACATCAAACTCACGGAGCTCCGAGAAGGTGGCTACGTGGTCTGTGACGGCGACTTTCCGTGCATTCCCGCATGGTCTCGGAAGAAGGTCTTCCGCAACGACGTCGGCTTCTTCGTGGAGTGCGAGACACGCGTTCGTCACTATCTCGAGCCACAGCTTCAGCCAGACGGATCTTTAATCGGCGTGTACCCCGACGGTACTAGAACAGGACTATAGATGTACAGTTTTGAGATTGATTGTCCCAACGAGGGACTCGGCCGCGTCATGCAGGCGCTCAGGACCGAGGGCATCATCACCGACAGCCGCAACGGCCCCGTCATTCGCTTTCCCAAGCCGGTGTGCCTGGAGTACCCCAATCCTCGCCGGCGAGTCCTAGATCATCCCGTGCGCGACGCCAACCACTTCTTTCATCTGATCGAGACCATGTGGATGTTCGCAGGTCTCAACACGGTCGCCCCGCTTGATCTCTTCAACGAGCAGTTCAAGCAGTACTCCGACGACGGCAAGACCTTCGCGGCACCCTACGGCTTTCGCTGGCGGCACCACTTCAAGATGGACCAGCTCCAGTACGTCGTGGACAAGCTTCGCAAGAATCCCGAGGATCGCCGCATCGTCCTTCAGATCTGGGATCCCGAGGAGTTGAAGAAGCCGAGCGGCAAGGACTTCGCGTGCAACCAGAACATCATGTTCGACACGAGACCTGCCGGACAGGGTTTCACAGGCGGATACTTCCTCGACATGACGGTGACCAATCGCAGCAACGATTTAATCTACGGCGCGATGGGAAGCAATCTGTTTCACATGTCGATGCTGCATGAGTACATCGCGCATCACGCCGGACTAGCGCTCGGCACCTACTATCAGTTCTCAAAGAACATGCACCTGTACCTGGAGAATCCCGTCTCGAAGCGCTGCTGGCAGCGGATGGACGAGTTCTCCGAGGGCCTGAAGAATAGGTTCGAATCGCCCGAGCAAGACAGATCTCTGAGCGAGTACGGTCTCACCCTGGGCATGAATCCCCTGAAGAACTTCGTCAACTCTCACGTCGTGCCTGATTCCGAGGCGGGAACGTATCTGAACAAAGTTGTCAAACCGATCGTCGAGGCATACAAGATCTACAAGCTGAAGCGACGCATCGGCCTAGACACCCCCATCGAGCTTCGTGTAGATCTGGCTATCGAGATTCTCAACGAGTGCAAGTCCGAGGCTCTCCGCTCCGCCTGCATCGGCTGGCTGACGGACAAGGTTCACAAAGCTAAAGAAAAGAGGAAGGCCGCGTAATGGACTTTGTCGAGGCGTGGCGCTCTGGCACCGTCAGGCGCTATCACACGATGGAGGCTATCGAGTCTAATCTCGTCAGTCAGCACACTTGGGGAGTCGTTCTTCTCATTCTGATGTTGTGGCCTGACGCGCCTCGTCAGCTTCTAATCGCCGCCGAGCTCCACGACTTCGGAGAGAAGGCTACGGGCGACATGCCCGGACCTGTGAAGTGGGGTAATCCGGTGCTGGAATCCGAGATGGATCGGATGGAGCGCGCCCACATGAAGGCTCGTCTCCCCGACACCTTGCTTCAGCTCCTTGAGTCGGTGGACGAGGTTCAGTGGGGCTTGGTCGAGTTATGTGATCGCGCGGAGTTCTGCATCAGCATGATTCAGGAGCGCATGCTCGGCAACAAGTTCACCGAGATCTACTACAAGCGGGCGTGGGACAAGATGACCCTCGTGCTAGAACAGTTCAGAGATCGCTTCCTGGCGATTCCCGGAGTGTTCGACAGCATCGTTGAGATGCGCCGCAACATAGACTCATACTGGAGAGAGGCGAGGAAGTAGACATGGGACATTATGACAACTGCCGTCCTGGGAACTGTGTTCGCTGCGGACAATCCGGGGGATACTGCGATTGCACTCGGGCTGACGCAACTCTCATAAATCCCGACCCCGACAAGAAGCTTTCAGCCAACGAAATTCAGCACGGCGGATCTCACTACAAGGGCGCGAAGTTCCAGCACTGGGACTTGATCGCCAAGAACAAGATCGGCTATCTGGAGGGCTGTGCCTCCAAGTATGCCTCGCGCTGGCGCAAGAAGAATGGTCTGGAAGACTTGCAGAAGGGGGTCCACTACTGCGACAAGATTCTGGAAGTCATAGCAGAGTACGACTACAAGCCGACGGGTCGTGCACCCTACAGCGATCTCCAGATGTTCTTCGACCAGAACGACATTACTGACCGGGATGAACAGCTTGCGATCTCACATCTGTGCACGTGGGACTCGACCCTGTGCATCCAGCTAGCTCGCAAGCACATGGTCTTGTTGCTCGAGAAGGCTCAGGCGCTGGCGGCTTAACCTTGTCCAGCGAACAAACAAGCTTTATACAAGAGCTTCTGGACAGCCCTCCGAGACCGAAGGGTAGTCGCAGTAAGCGAAAGCCGACGTCAATGCTGGATATGTTCAGTGACCTGCCCGAGTTGCATGGGCCGATCACACTAGACAACGAAACTCACGACCCTCTTCTAAAAGTCCGCGGCTCCGGCTGGTCATACTCTCGCGAGGGCCAGAACGGTGGCAAGATAATCGGCATCGCGGTGCACGCCGACAACTTTCACGAGTACCTTCCGATTGGTCACACGGAGGGGAACCTAGATCCAGTGAAGATTAAGTCCTGGCTCAGTCAGCAGCTGACGAAGGACGATTCCCAGCCGAAGATCTTCTTCCACGCTCAGTACGACGTCGGCTGGTTTCAGGCCGAGGGCATCAAGATCAGAGGGCGAATAGAGGACGTAAGCTTCCAGGCACCACTGGTGGACGAGCATCGTCCGAACTATCAGCTAGATCGTCTGGCTAAAGACCTCATCGGCCGAGGAAAGGACGAGCGGGCGCTGGCCGAGGCTGCGAAGAAGCTCGGCGTGAAGAACACGAAGGCTGACAACATCAAGATGCATCTCATGCGGGTGCATCCAGACGTAGTCGGCATCTATGGTCGCGAGGACGTGGCGATCACTAGAGAGCTCTGGGATTTCTACAATCCCATCATGGAAGAGCAGAACCTCTGGGACGTTTATCATCTCGAGTGTGATCTGATTCCAATGCTCGTGGACATGCGGATGCGCGGTGTTCGCGTAGACGTCGCGGGCATAGAAGTGCAGCAGCGTATTCTCGTAGCTGCGGAGGACGAGGCTCGAAAGTTCATCAGAGATAAGACCGGCATCACAGTCGGTAGCTGGGACAATGCTAATGAACTCTCTCGCATCTTCGACAAGCTCGGCATCAAGTACGGTCTTACCGAGAAAACCGAGCAGCCGAGTATCACTGCTGACTGGCTGCGCTCGCTACAGCACCCCGTCTCAGACGCTATTCTTCGTGGTCGTAAGACGAACAACATCAGATCCACCTTCCTAGAAAACAATCTCTTGAACTTGCAGGAAGGTGGACGCATCTTCCCGAACTTCAATCCTCTGAAGAAGGACGACGAGTCTGGCGGCGTTCTGGGCAAGGAGCTGAAGGCTGGCGTCAAGGGCGCGCTGTCGGGCCGGTTCAGTTCCTCGCAGCCGAACTTCCAGAACTTTCCCTCTCCCGAGAAAGATCCTGAGCTCGGACTGATGGTTCGCAGCATGATCTTACCCGAGGAGGGTGAGTTCTGTCACGTCATGGACTACTCCTCGCAGGAGCCTCGCCTGACGGTTCACTTCGCCGAGGTCACCGGCTGTCACAAGGCGTTCGAGATGGCCGAGCGCTTTAGGCAGAATCCTTACACCGACTTACACGACGAGACGCGCAAGAACGTGGCCTCGCTTCTTCAGGAGTGGTCTGATCCCAAGTATCGCAAGAAGGCGAAGATAATTAATCTCGGCGTGGCCTACGGGATGGGTGGCGGAAAGCTGGCACTCTCCCTAGGTCTTCCGTACACCGAGGCCTCCTTCATGAAGGGAGATCAGGAGTTTCAATATCTCAAGGCAGGCCCCGAGGCTCAGGAGCTGATGGCTGTCTTCGACGAGGCTGCGCCGTTCATCAAGCAGCTCGCGCGAAAGGCCCAGAACGCAGTCAAGCAGAAGGGTTACATCAGGACGCCCATCGGACGACGATTCCGCTTCCCGAAGGAAGACGACGGTCGCACGTACAAATTCCTGAACAAAGCTCTCAACCGACTTATTCAGGGCAGCGCCGCGGATATGACGAAGCTCGCGCTGCGGGACATGTATCGGGAGGGTATTCTTCCGATGGGAACCGTGCACGATGAAATTGACATCAGCTCCGCCTCTGTGAAGGAAGTTCATCGCGTGCAGGAAATCATGGAGACCGCGATGGAGCTGACGATTCCCATCAAGATCGACGTCGCGTCTGGCCGGAATTGGGGTGAGGCGTCCCAGGAGAAGGCCGGTGCAGAGAACTATAAGAAGTTTCTAGAAGGAGCACTATAATGGCTGAGTCTGGTATCGTTCCCGGAGAGGGAATTCTCTCGGAAGAGTATCGCTACGAGGATCTGTCAGTCTTTCCCGTCAACATCACTCCGTTGCGCGAGGGTGTGATAATTCCGAAGAAGGGGTCTATTCAGGCGGCGGGCTACGACTTAGTCGCCGTTGAAGATGTGACGATTCATGTTGGCGAGATCACGAAGATCCCACTCGGCTTTGCGACCGCTCTGCATCCCGACATTCACTGCCGAATCGAGTCCCGCTCCGGCATGGCTCTCAAGGGTGCCGTCGTCGTCACTGGAGTGATAGACGCAGACTATCGCGGCGAGTGGAATGTAATCATGATCAATCTCGGCAAGAGTGTGTTGAATATTGCCAAGGGAGACCGCGTGGCCCAAGCTGTGTTTAGGCCCACGGTGCGGGCGCATTTTGAGCCTACGGTAGAGCTCTCAGAAACTCGCAGGGGCGTCGGTGGCTTTGGTAGCACAGGCAGGTGAGGTTTGCGCCGCCTGTTAGCTTAGGAGCGCTTAGAAAGGGCTTGATGTGCAGCGACCTGCTCTCGTAGTAGACGGACTCTCCGTCTTCCACTCCACCGCTGGACCAGCGGCGAGATTGACGAATGGCTATACGTACTCGTTCGTCGTCTCTCTGACCTCAGCAGTCAAGAAATTCGGCCCCAAGGGAATCTTTGTCTGCTGGGATCGCAAGTCGAAGAAGCGACTAGAGCTTCATCCTGGATACAAGGCCGACCGCCCCTCCTCTATGAACGAGGACAAGGCGAAGATGATGGAGGACGTGAAGCGTTTCCTTCGCGTCATCGGTGCTGATCAGGTGTGGGCCGAGGACCACGAGGCTGACGACGTCGGAGCCATGCTGGCGAACACACTCGGCGTAGCGATTCTGGTCAGTAATGACAAGGACTGGCTGCAACTCGTACGTGATGGAGTCTCCGTCTACACGCGATGCCAGATCGCAGGACGCAAGGCCGAGAAGAAGCTCGTCACGACGCACAACTTCGCGGAACTCACTGGATGGAATAGTCCTGAGCACCTAGTTCAAGGTCTCTGCGCGATGGGCGACGGAGTTGACAGAATCAACGGTCTCGAGGGCGTCGGCGAGATCACCGTGAAGAAGTACCTTCTTGGTATGTCAGTCGGACCTGTTCTTCAGGAACGACTCGAGACTTTCTTCGCCGGAGACCCTCTGTACGTCAGAAACCGTAAGCTGATTGAACTTCGGGACGTTAAGGAGATTCCTAACCTACAGGCGGACTGCGGTCGGTTTGACGAGCGATCAGTAAAGAGCTTGCTCGAGGAACTAGGCTTTGCTAGTATGCTTAAGAATTTCCCCGAGTGGGTGCGACCCTATAAGGAGGCTTATGCAGACATTTCTACCCTTTCGTAGCTTCACGGCCTCGGCGCAAGTCTTAGACTATCGTCGGCTCGGCAAGCAGCGCGTTGAGTGTAGGCAGCTCCTCAGCGCGCTTCACTACGAGATTCAGGACGGGGTTCTCGTAGCGACCCCCGACAGTAAGGCCGGTTGGCAGAATCATCCCGCTGCGAAGATGTGGCGTGGCTACGAGATGGCTCTCGCCGAGTACCAGCTCGTCATGATCCAGGAATGGATTCAGCGGGGCTACAAGAATACGATACAGGCAATCAATCCATCACAAGTCGGCGACCACTACCCCGATCCACCTTGGCTCGGTGACGAGGCTTTTCACGCTAGCCATCGCAGCAATCTTCTCCGCAAAGACCCTAAGCACTACGGACAGTTCGGCTGGACGGAGTCTCCCGATCTCGAGTACGTGTGGCCGGTACCGTGAACGCTGTCGCAGAAGTATCCGCTCCCTCGGCTGTGCGCGAGCTAACGTACGAAGATCTCAATGATCAGCAGAAGGCTGCGGTCGACGACATCGTTCGTGCGGTGCAGGCCGGACGCTGCGCCGAGGTTCCCTACATTCTTCAGGGCTACGCCGGAACTGGGAAGACTACTCTTCTTCGCATTCTTATGCAGCGCCTTAGAATCCCGCTGTCTCGCATAGCTCTCTGCGCTCCGACAAATCGCGCCGCGAAGGTTCTCGCCAACAAGACTGGTCTCTTCACCCAGACCATTCACAAACTGATCTACATCACGGTGTCGGAAGAGATTAACTTCCAGCGCGAGCGTCTGCGAATGTGGGAGGAGGCCAAGAGCTTCAACCAACTCAGCGAGGCTCTCATTGTTCAGTCTGGGCAAGATCTTCGTCAGGAGTACGACGAGCTCCTTGAGCGTGACGGTCTGGCCTTCGACGAGCAGGAGTTCAAGACCTTCTGCTCCGAGCGCGAGGAAACCATCCTGAAGTTCGAGGGCTTGGAGCTGCCTGCCGATCCTCTCGCCAGACAAGACGTCTTCGACAAGATCAAGGCTGAGCGCATGACTCAGCACAAGCAGAATATTCGTGATCTGATGGCCGAGGATCTGCCGGTTCGCAAGAAGGAGCCGATGGAGCTCATCGAGAAGTACTCGCTCATCATGGTGGACGAGTCCTCTATGGTCAACGAGGCCATCGGCAAGGACATTATGTCGTTCGGCATACCCGTCATCATGGTCGGTGATCCCTTCCAGCTTCCGCCTGTGAAGGCCAAGCCGTTCTGGCACAATCTCAAGCCGCAGACCGTCTTGACTCGCATCGAGCGGCAGAAGGGCGTCGGCGCGGGAATTCCTCTGGCTGGCGAGAAGCTTCGCAAGGGAGGCCAGATTGCTCGAAACGAATCCCTCTCAATCCATCCTCGCAATACGCTCGCCGACTCTGCTTGGGTGGAGACTGACCAAATTATCTGCGGAACGCACAAGACGAGAGAACGTCTATGTCGTTTCGTGCGAAATAAGCTGGGTCACAGCACAGCCCATCCGCAAGCTGGCGAAAAGATCGTAGCGGTCTTCAACGACAAGAAGCGCGGTATTATGAACGGTGAGCTCTACACCGTTCGTCGCAGCGAACTGACCCGTTCTGGCACAGTCACTCGAATGGACATTGAGGATCCCTATGGTCGTGTCATCAATAACGTGGACGCCTGGACTCGTGGCTTCAGTGGACGTTCGCAGACTGATTTCCTCGATGATCAGTTCGGTAAGTTCTGGTGGGGCTACGCGATTACCTGCCATCAGTCCCAAGGCTCCGAGTGGAAGCAGATTATCGTCTGCGACGACTGGCCGGGAGACGGTCACGACCGTTGGCTATACACAGCCATCACGCGAGCCTCTCACCACTGCGACTTAGTGAGGTAGTATGGACTATCGTGAACTTCTCGTAAAGTACATGGCTCACATAGGCGAACAGGAAGGAATCTACTTCCTCGGATATCTCGGCAAAGGATTCTCCGAGGAAGAGAAAGCCGAGTTGCAAAAGCTCTCTAAGGAGGCAGACGAATGGCCGCAGACGTACTGACCTTCACTGGTGAGACTAAGCTTCCCGTGCCGGTGGACAGAGTTCTGCGACAGGCGCTTGAGGAACACGAACAGAATCCCTTTGGTAGAGTAATCGTGATCGCCATCTACGAGGATGGTATGAATGAATATTATGCTGCGAGCGAGTCTGACGCTAGTACGCACGTCTGGGATATGCAACGATTCACACGTTATCTTCACGCGAGGGCAGATGAGCGACTTATTCCCAGTAGCGACTGAGTATTCTCCGTACGCGGGCATCGGTAGTCGAGAGACTCCCGAGAGTATTCAGGGGCTGATGCGCGGCATCGCTCTGTACCTGTACGAGAGGGGCTACACTCTTCGGAGCGGCGGAGCTGAGGGAGCGGATACCGCTTTCGAGCTGGGAACTCCCGTGATGTCCCTAATGGAGATCTTTCTGCCGTGGGACGGCTTCAACGGAAAGCGAATGACGATTCCCGAGAAGAACCTAGCTCTTGGCGAGGCTCGCAGTCTGGCCGAGAAATATCACCCGAATTGGGCCGCGTGTTCCGAGGGTGCGAAGAAGATGCACATTCGCAACACCTTCCAAGTCCTCGGTGCTGATTGTCACTCGACGGTGAAGTTTGTAGTCTGCTGGACGAAGGATGGGAAGTCCTCCGGCGGAACAGGTCAGGCGCTGCGCATCGCTGAGGATAGGAAGATTCCCATCTACAATCTTCACGATCAGTCGACGCGAGGCATGTTCTACGAACTGCTGGGCTGGGAGCACAATGTTTAGAGATCAAGTGGCTTTCGTATGCGGAACGGCAGCTTCTGCGAGAGATATGCAGAAGCGACTTTACGAAACTTCTGACGACTACCGCGAAGGATCTCTATACATAGGATTCGTTCTGCAACGCTGGGAGGGTTTCAGATTTAAGATGATCGTGATCTCTTCCGAAGCTCGTCAGTTCATGGAATTCAAGATGCGAACTGATGATAAGAGGGAAGTTATCGAGGCTCTGACTCGACGACTGGATCGAGGAGGCCAGATCATCTGGCAAGAGCTATGAGGCGCTTCCGTCTCATAGCTCCTGGGAACCAGCTAGCCGGTTCCTTCGAGATAGACGGACCTCTAGAACACGCGACTCCTTCGTGGCGTGAGCTCGCCGAGGCGGCTGACACTGACAAGACGTTCACCTTCGAGATTAACGACCAGCGCTGGACTGGCGTTGCTGTGAGAGAAGTCCCTGGATGCGGTTCCTGAGCATTTTGTGCTTGCCGCGCGAGCAGCGCCGTGGCACCTAGGCCCTAGGCGGCGCTGGCAGAGCGCATCACAAGCCTCCCGATGTTTTCCTCGCGGACTTCTGACGGGAACTCGAATACTCTGCAAGAGAGCAAGGCATTGAAGTTTGAAGCGTGGACCTCGGTCACTCTCCTGTAACAGGGATTGAGCGTTTCTTACGGAGCCGCGATGGACAATGGCGAGGGTTTGGGAGCGCACTAGCTGCGCTCTGCAGAATAGTCCTCCGGAAGCTTCGGCTGAAGGAAATGCATCCTCCGCTCTCGAACCGGCCCTGGAGGGAAACTTCCGCGAAGCCTCGGCGACGCAGTAGGAAGCGGTACCTCTAGGGCCTTCTCTCTTCTTCTCTCGTCGTGTGTCTAGCCCCGCACATGACCACGATGGGAGGCCCGGGAGCTTTCCTCGTCCCGCGAGGAACTTGAGTGCAGGGATTCACTCTTGGCGCACAGTGTCGTAGCTCCCGCTTCCTCTCTAAAATAAAACTTGTCCAGCGAGCTGTGCTGAGCTAGAGCTCACTAGTCTAGACTGATCAGACTAGGAAGAGAGTACTCATGCTCGCGTGTCTGTTTGACACCGAAACCACCGGCATCTACGACTATCGCGCTCCGGCTGGGGCCGATCATCAGCCGGACGTAGTCCAGCTCTGTGCTATGCTCTGCGATAAGGAGAGAATCTACAGCGCAGTCAATTTGTTCATTCACGCCGACACCGAGATTCCCGACGCCGCGTACGAAGTTCATCGCATCGATCGCGCTCTGACCGCGCGAGTTGGAGTAAGCCGTCTCCGCGCCTGTCAGCTCCTGGACAGCATGGCCGCGAAGGCGGACGAGCTGGTTGGTCACAACATCGACTTTGACGTCAATATGATGATGACCGCCATGATGCGCGAGGGCGGAAAGGGAGCTAATCTCAAGAAGCCTCGGTTCTGCACCATGAAGTCGGCGGTGGAGCACTGCAAGCTTCCCAATCCGAAGCGTCCTGGAACCTACAAGTGGCCCTCTCTTCAGGAGGCTTACCAGATCTTGGTAGACTCCAAGGGCTTCTCCGGCGCTCACGACGCTATGGCCGATGCGAGAGCAACGTATGAGCTCTACCGCATTCTCCGTTAACGAACTTACCGAGGAGCTTGCTCTTCAGGTCGCCGAGGCCTTCGTTCTGTGTGACCGAGATCCTACGCGCATGGCGCGAAAGCTCGGCGTAGATCGCTTCGATCTCAATATCGTCATGCATCCGATGGTGAGGAGCTACATCGTCAAGATGGAGCGGATGACTGTCGTCAGCTGCACGCTGGAAGATCACATGAAGCAGCTCGCGAAGATTCGTGACGCGGCAATGGATGACGAGAACTACAAGGTTGCTCTGGCAGCCGAGACGCAGCGAGGAAAGGCGGCGGGACACTACGACCCCAAGAAGCTGGATGATCCTGCTGACGACGGTAAGCCGATTGACGCCACCAAACTCTCCAGCGAGGAGCTGAGGCGTCGTCTCGCTAAATTCATCGGGGCAAGCATCACCGATCCGAATGCTCTTCCTCCTCCCGAGCCTGGATCTCTCGAGGGTCAGGCGGCGTTGGACGACGACGATCAGATATGAGCCTAGATGAAGAAGTCCTAATCCGAGAACTGCTTCGCCGCGAGGAGGCGAAGATCCACATGGAGAACTTCGTTCCCTATGTGACTGAAGGCATTCATACTCCGGCTCCGCATCACCTCATCGTCTGCCGTGCTCTTGACGCCGCTCTTCGCGGACAGAAGAAGCGTCTCATCATCGCGATGCCTCCGGCACACGCGAAGTCCGTCTACTCTTCTCACAACTTTCCGGCCTTCTGGCTCGGCAACAAGCCGAAGGATAAGATCATCGCCGCCTCGCACACGCAGCCGTTCGCGGCTGAGATCGGTGCGAAGGTCAGGAATCTCATCAACAACGAGATGTATCGGCGTCTGTTCGAGATTCAGATCAGTCCGGACACCCGAGCCAAGGACAGATGGGACACCACGGCTGGAGGCGAGTACTACACCACCGGCGTCGGCGGAACTGTCGTCGGTCGCCGCGCGAACTTGATCTTGGTGGACGACCCGTACAAGTCCAAGCTGGTAGCCTACTCCGCCACTGAGAGGAAGAAGATCTCCGAGTGGTTCTTCGTCGACGTGGTTCCGCGACTTCTTCCCGGCGGTGTCATCGTCATCATCGCTACCCGCTGGCACGAGGATGATCTCACCGGCGAGGTTCTGAAGAAGTCGGCTGCCGGAGAGATTGAACCCTTCGAACTGATTAGCCTTCCGGCGCTGTGCGAGGATCCCACCCTGCCGTTAGAGATGGAGCTTGGTCGCAAGTACGGCGATGCTCTGTGGCCGGACATGTATCCCTCGGACAAGCTCATGGAGATCAAGGGCGGTATGTCCGCCGACGGCAATCTCGACGAGTGGAACGCTCTGTATCAGCAGCATCCGCGTCCCGCCGAGACCGGCGAGGTCAAGGCCGACTGGTTCGAGTACTACGATCGTCTTCCCACTGACGAGCCACTCATGAACGTGGTGTCGTGGGATACTGCCGGAACTGCTAACGAGCGCTCGGACTTCACGGTGGGTCTAGCCGCCGCTATGGGTCTCAAGAGCCGCCGCTTCTGGATGCGGGGAATGTATCGCAAGCAGGCAGAGTTTCACACTCTGATGCGCGACATTCCCTACTTCAACTATCAGCATCAGGCTCACGCAGTTCTCATCGAGAACAAGGGCACCGGAACTTCGCTGATTCAGGTTCTTCGCAACTCTGGGCAGAACATCATCCCCATCGCGCCGCAGAAGCTCGGCGACAAGGAGATGCGTTTTGAACTCGCTATTCCAGCGATGGAGGCCAAGCGTGTTCTTCTCCCGAAGCGGGCCGACTGGGTTCCTCAGTTCCTCGAGGAGCTCCTCACATTTCCCGCTGCTGTCCACGACGATATTCCCGACGCATTCTCACAAATGATTAACCACTTCTCGGAGAGAAATGTTCGGCGCGGGGTGCGGCCTCTCGTTGGGGCGTAAGTGCTTGTCTTTAGAGGGCAAAACCGGCTAGGCTGGTACCCTTGGCGAGCAAACAAGAGGAATTAGACGGATGCTTCAGAAGCAGCTCCCGACGCCGTATCAGAACTTCATTCACAAGTCGCGTTACGCAAGATTCTTAGACGAGTACGGCAGGCGGGAGGACTGGGATGAAACCGTCTCTCGCTACTTCGACTACTTCGAGCAAGATCTCGCCGAGCATCACAACTACGTCGTTCCACGAACTCTTCGCTCCGAGCTGGAGGACGCGGTCTCCAATCTGCACGTGATGCCGTCCATGCGGGCGATGATGACGGCGGGGGAGGCTCTTCGCCGAGAGAATATCTCTGGCTTCAACTGCGCCTATCTCCCAATCGATCGCCCGAGAGCCTTCGCAGAAGTTTTGTACATCTTGATGTGCGGAACGGGCGTGGGCTTCAGCGTCGAGCGGCAGATCATCAAGCAGCTTCCGGAAGTGCCGAACGAGTTCTCCGACGTTCAGGACGAGATTGTAGTCGGCGACAGCAAGCGCGGTTGGGCCGAGGCCTACGAGGAGCTCATCAGACACCTGTACGGCGGCAGGGTGCCTAGGGTAAACACCAGCCTAGTCAGGAAGGCTGGGGAGCGTCTGAAGACGTTCGGAGGACGGGCCAGCGGCCCCAAGCCCCTGCTACAACTGTTTGATTTTACCATCAAGATGTTCAAGGACGCCTCGGGACGTAAACTTAACTCCCTGGAAGTCCATGAGATCTGCACCAAGATCGGCGAGGTCGTTGTAGTCGGCGGCGTTCGTCGCAGTGCGGAGATCAGTCTTAGCAATCTCTCCGATCTTCGTATGCGCGATGCCAAGTCGGGCAACTGGAGTAACGAGAAGCCTCATCTTGCTCTCTCCAACAACTCGGTCGCCTACACCGAGAAGCCCGAGGTCGGAGCCTTCATGGAAGAGTGGCTCAGCATCTTCAAGTCCAACAGCGGCGAGCGCGGCATCTTCAATCGCTACGGCGCGATCGAGAAGATTCAGCGCTTGGGGCGTCGCGACCACAACTATGAGTTCGGCACCAATCCGTGCGGCGAGATTATTCTGCGGCCCCGTGGCCTCTGCAATCTTTCGGAGGCGGTAATTCGCGAGAACGATAGCGCCAAGGATATTCGCGAGAAGATTCGTCTCGCGGCCATCATCGGAACTTGGCAGTCTACCCAGACGCGCTACAACTTCGTAGAACCGGATTGGGCGAAGAATGCCCTGGAGGAGCGTCTCCTCGGCGTCAGCCTGACCGGCATTTACGACAATGCTCTCATGCGCGGCGAGCAAGGTCTGGACAAGCTGGCGAACAATCTTCAGCACATGAAGCAGACGGCCATCAAAGCTAATCGCGTCGCGGCCAGCGAAATTGGGATTAATCCCAGCGTCGCTGTGACGACCATCAAGCCGAGTGGAACGGTCAGCCAGCTCGTGAACTGCCCCTCGGGGATTCACCAAGGTCATGCTGCGTACTACATTCGTCGCATCTCGCAGGATAACAAGGATCCGGTTACACGGTTCATGGGCGACGCGGGAATTCCAAACGAGCCGCACGACGCCAAGCCGCAGGATATGACAGTCTTCAGCTTCCCGATGCGTCTGGGAAGCACGACGGTCACTCGCGATCAGATCACAGCCATCGAGCATCTGGAGCTGGTCAGGACGTACAATCTCAACTGGTCTGAGCATGCAGTCAGCTGCACCATCTCCGTCAAGGAGCACGAGTGGCCCGAGGTCGGTGGATGGGTCTACAAGAACTTCGACCTTCTCGCCGGCGTCAGCTTCCTGCCGCACTTTGAGGCGAGCAGCACCTATACTCAACTTCCGTACGAGACTATCGACAAAGCAACGTACGAGATGCTTGCAGCCGAGATTCCGGACGACATTGACTGGACTCAGCTGGAACTTTACGAGAAGGGTATCGACACCGTAGAAGGAACACGAGAATTTGCCTGCGTCGGCAACATCTGCGAGATTGTCGAGCGCACCACTCCTATCGCAGCGGAGTAACGCCAATGAAATGTGTTCTTCACTCAGAAAGCAACCGTGGCCTCGGCTGGCGTCCAGATCTACCCGACTTCCGAGATCATCGCTACAGCGCGTCGGCGCACGGACAGGTGGAGCTTTCACAACCTCTCCCCGTTCGACACGAGGCTCCACGATTCCGCAAGCTTGAGATCAAGAACCAACGCAATATCGGAAGCTGTACTGGTCAGGCTTGGTCTCGGGAAGCTGCTCGCGAGCGGAAGCTGACACCGCAGTCAGCACTCGCCATCTACTACGAAGAGCGTCGCATCAACGGAGAGACCGAGATCGACGCTGGCGCCTACATTCGCGACGGAGCCAAGGTCGTGACCAGCTACGGCGTTCCGACCGAGAAGCTGTGGCCCGACGTTGACGACAACGTCTTCCGCGACCCCAGCGCCAAGGCCGACAAGGATGCCTCGCGGAAAGTCTTCGGCGAGTATCTTCGCGTCGGCCCCAGCCAGCAGGAGATGTGCGCCGTCATCGCCAGCGGGCATGGATTCGTGATGGGTATCTCCTGCTACGACTCGATGTTCACCTCGATCACGGATCGTACCGGCATCATTTCCTATCCTCAGCCCGGAGAATCTCTCCAGGGCGGACATGCTCTTCAGTACGGCGGCTACGATCTTAAGTTCCGCGAGTCTGAGGCAGCACAACGCTTTCGCGCGATGGGCTTCCCGGACAGCGTCATCCCCGAGCAGGTGCTCATCTTCGCGAATAGCTGGGACGTCTCGTGGGGAGACGGTGGCTACGGCTATCTTGACATGCGCTTCGCCGTCGACGAGAATCTCGCTGACGACCGTTGGACGATTCGGGTAAAATAACGCAATTTTGGAGCATCTACAGTGGGTTAGGCCGTAGGCCAGCCCACTGTACCGCCCGCCAGCACGCTCAGAGAGCTTCCAAAACAGCTCCTCGAGCAGCATCCCACAGCTACAGCAGCACGTACCGGCGCACTAGGTCAATAGACGCTGTGGCGGGTTTCAGCCGACCATCGCTTTGACGACCTACGATGAGCGTGGGTCCCCAGATTATACTCTTCGCGAAGTACCACGTCCTCAATTTCTTCTGAATCCCGTAGAGATCAACGAAGGCGTCGTGATCTGGGAGAACACTCTGGAAAGTGATGTGCCCCAGCACCGGCTCCTTAATGAACTCCTGGATCTGTGCTAGATCAGCCCAGTCCGCCGACACTTCCGTGATCGTAGAATTATTCGGATTTATGTGAATTGCTCTCACTCTAGAACTCCGTATGAGGTTCCGCCATCTCGGGGGTCTTCAACGACGGAACCTCAACTTGTGCGGCAAGCAGCAAGAGCGGGCAAGTGGCCCTAGGCCCTTGGTACCGCGCCGCGCCTCTTTGAGCAAGCATCAGTTTAGCCGCGAAACGTGTAGTGATGTTTGCGAGCAGTAACCTCCACGACGTTCTCCGCCGGAATGGTTCTGAACGCCTCCTTCTCCATGTCGAAGACGGTCAAGAGATTCTTGCTCGCAGCGTCGTAGGCCGCACCCTTTCCTGTGATGCCTTTGTGAACTCCTGTTCGGCAGAGCATCTTACGCTCAGTCCCGTCCGATCTCTTGATGAACGTGACGCTAGCGATCTTTCCGCCGCCGATCAGCTCTTTTAACCTCGAGAGTTCCATCATCCTCCCTCGTAATCTTGGCTACCACGTCTCGCTCGCCGTTACGCAGCACGAGACGATCAGTACCGTATTCCTTCTCTACCGAGAACTCTCTACGAGAGCCGTGGTAGTAGACGCAGCGATCACGGGTGCACTCTTCTCGCAAACGGAGAGTGTCCTGCGCCGCCGCAGCAGTGGGATACCCTAGGGTAAGTCCCAGCACAAGCAGAAACTTACGTCGCATCTTATCCTCCTCCGTGATCTTGAATGAAGCACTCCACCGCTGCCCTGCGGTGTTTCTCCTTATTGGCCGCAGGATGCTGACCCTCATGGGGATAAGCTCGTAGCTGACCATCCCCCTCACGCTGATCAATCGTGTAGCGAAATCCTGCGTACTCGTATTCTGCCGGTATGATCATCGATCCATTCCCAATCCACTGAAGGAGAACACGTTGAGACCATTCTTCGGCTGCGGGACTCCGGAGACCTCGAACTGTTTGGCCTCCTCCTCACTGAGATGCCAGAGCTTGAAAGCTGGCATCTGCATGATGGCGAGAGCAACGTAACGATGATGTCCGTCTAGCATTAGATCCCACGGTTCTGCGCCGAACTTGTCAAGAACGGTGCCTCGATTAATTCGCATCATCATGCAGGGATTAAGGCAGCGCTCTGGATTTTGTAGAAGTAGATCGATGCGGTGCTGCTCGATTCCACGATTGGCGATGAACCACTCAGCACGGTCAGAGTCTACCTGACTGTGGAACACCTGACGATTCGTCTCACGGCACCAGTCCTCCATGCGATTGACGCACCACATGCGAACAGTATTCTTCTCGTCTGGGTTCTCCCAGGTGTAGACGACCTCTTTATCGTCTAGCGTCAGAAAAGGAATCACTTACTCTTATCCTTCTCATGTGACCTATGAAGGTCTTACGATCACACTCAATCGCACCGTTGGCAATTGCCTGAACTCGTCTTCCCTTCGCCACGTCGTAGTGTGGGAAGGATCTTGGCTGAAACCACTCTCGCCTCATGCCGATTCTGCTCGCCATGAGATGAAGTTCCTCCGGCGTATCAGCGATCATGTGACACATCTTCATGCGTCTAAATCCATTCTCTGCTTTGTCGATGTAGACAGGCATCAGCTAGCCTTTATAGTGCCACAATCGTCCTCGTGCTGCAAGCCGTGACTGCTCTGCTTGTACACGGGAAATCCCTTCTCCGCTGCCGCCTTATTCTCTCTGTGCACGTACCATCTCTTTCGCCAGTTGATGTGGAAGTTCGTGGGTGAAGTCCCAGAAGCCTCGGCGATCTTCTCCAGGAGTGCGTAGTTCGCCTTTCCCAGACGAAGAAGAGAGTGCGCGGTCTTGTGATGCACTCCTAGGATCTTGCTTAATTCTCGCGCGTTGTTTCCGCTTAGAAGTTTGCAGAACTCGCGGACGAGCTCGTTGTCCACCTGGAACTCGTACCACGGTCTCTTCAGGAGGAACTTCTCTATGTTTATGTCCAGATATTCCGCGATGGATAGTATCGTCTCGAAGTCTTTGAGACGCTCGCCTTTGATAAGACGATAGATAGCTTTGTGATCTATTCCCGCGCGAGTGTGAAGCTGATAGGCAGCGCCTTCAGCCTTCCCTAGTCTCGCTAGAGCAACTTCGCGAAACTTCTGGTGATTTAATCTAACGGCCTTCTTGAGCAGAGCACAGAGTACCTACTGAGCCGGAGCTAGTCCCTCCAGGCAGTCGCTGAACAGATAGAGACCAACCGTCTCCGTCGAGTTGTACGGAACGCCTACGAGAAGATACGCTCCCTCAGGATGAGGATTCGGCGAGACATCCACATCTGCCTCGCTACGATACGGCGTCCAGCCCCAAGCATTCGGCAGAAGAGTGAAAACGTCTCCCTGATTTATGACTTGCCCCTCCTGAAGCGTGCACTGCTTCATAGCTCTCGCGTACTGCGCTCCCTTCAATGGCACGACCGTCCAGCCGGATGGCGTCGGTTCGGGCGGCGGTTCCGGAACTGCATCATCGTCAGCGATGGTGATGATGCCTGAGCGGCTCACCTGAGCGTTTGTCACAGGGGTGATGGTGATGTTGAAGTTCTCTGGATCTTCATGCTCGGCATCGTTGATGATAGTCACAGGAATGTAGAATCCCGTGGCACCGGCTGGCACCGTGATATCGCCGGAGGAAGCCACGTAATCTACTCCCGGCACGGCTGTCCCATGCCCCGGATTGATCTCGTAGTGAACAATGGACAAGAGACCATTGTCTCCGGTCTTGGGCACGAAGTACTGGAAGCTTCCGACACTCTCCTGCACCGTCTGGTCTGGGGGACCGAACGTCGGCGGAGGAGTTGGCTCTGGCGGTTGAGCAACGTCGGAGTCTGTAATCGTACCAATCGCGCTTCCGGTGCCGATCTGTGCGTTCAACGACGCGGTAATCGTCGCCTGAAGGGTTTCGGTTCCCTCCGGCACATCGTCGTTCACGAGACTGACGACCTGATTCTTCACAGCCTCACCAGTACCGAACTGAACGCTGGAGGTGAGAGGAACGAAGTCCGAACCCGCCAGAGCCGTCTGGCCGGAGACTGTGAACTGAACGGTCGAGATGTTCGTCAGGTCACCCGTTCTGCTGAGCTGAAAGATGAGCTGCCCCTCGTTCTCGTCAGCCGTGGCGGACGAGATAGAGATTGTAGGAGCGACGGGCGTCGGCGTGGGAGTCTGCTTGACGCAATGGTTCCCTTGACGAATATACCCGCTGGGACAGTTCACCACAGGCTTCGCTGCGGCAACTACCGAGTCTGTGTCAGTCGTACAGGCAGTCGTCGCCAGAAGGATGCCGACTATAAGAGAAATTCGCATGAGAGGTCTCCCGCCGAATATTCTCTGTTAGCACGGCCTAGCTCAGTTGAACAGGGCTACAGCTTGCGCCAGACGTTGATGACTCTGCTGTTCGGGATGCCCTTCTTCACCAGCTGATCCTTGGCGTCCGTCATCCCAGTCGCCGTCAGGTCCATGAACATAAGCTGACCGTTATCGTCGATGTACTTCGCAGTGTAGATCTGCGTCCTGTTAATTTCCACCGGCATTCTTCTTCTCCTTTAGACGCAGCGCGCCTGTCTGTGATCTATCTGATTGGACAAGAACCAAAACTGGTTCCGATAATTCTTCGCGGCGGCGAAGCACTCCAAGCTGTCGGGAATCATCTCCCAACTCTCCACAAGAGTGCGTCCGCAGAAGCTGATCCAGCGCCAGCGCCATCCGTTCCCGTGAGGAATGACCTCAAGCACCGAGGACCTCGCGGCGAATTGCGAGCAGCGCCTCGAGCTGATCGGCCGGGACCTCGTTGTCCTGCACGAGCCCCATGTACTTCGGCTGACGAGGCCTGATCTTGCCGCCGACCTCCTGATACTCGTACTTCAGGAAGCCGCCTAAGAACTTAGGACGATTAGCCCAGACCTCATCCCGAAGGTCGAACGTGAGTCCGACGCCCATTCCGACGCCAAACGTCTCTGTGAAGCCCGGAGACCTAGTGATGAACTTGCCGAGTGTTCCCTTGGGGACCATGTTCTCCTTGAGCCCTGCTCGGCTGGCGTAGCCCCGCTCGTTTGTGGTGAGCTCATTCTGGTTCTCCAGCATCTCCTCGTACCCGACGATGACTCCCCATGCGTCCATGTAGGGTTTCAACGCCCAGAGCCACGACTCTCGCAGGGTGCTGCGACCATACTTGTACGGCGCATCCGGGTGACGACCCATGACGCCCTCAAGTCCGCGAGCAATGATCCCGTCGTAGTAAGTGAAGAGCTCTTCCTGATTGCGGACTAGCACATGCTCCACCGGCTGGATATCTACCGGCGCTCCCTCCAGCTTAGTCCAACCCATGCCACGAAGCTTCCAGACAGCGTCAGTTGCGTACTTCAGTCGCTCGCTGAAGGGCTTGTCCGCGTATTGATACGAGTCGAACACGTAGAAGCCGAACGGTGCCTCACGATGGTTGCAATTGAATGCTGAGGTACACGCCTGCATCGCGTTGTGGTCGAACGGATCTCCTGGGATGGCCTCGCCGTCCAGACCCTTCACGCCTATCTTGGCTGCGTCCGCGAAAAGCTCGCGCATGACCTTCTGAGTCCACGTGTTCTTCGGTGGCTTCAGCGAGCGAAGCTTGACTTCTCCGGCGTACTCAAACATTCGCCATCCGTCGTACTTGATGGATGCCAGCGCCGGATATTTGATCAGCGCTAGGTTCTTCGGCGTATCCTCCGGTCTGCCAGAGAAGATTTTGGCCGACGCCATCGCGTCGAAGCGTCTGCTCATTGGGTGAGATTCCTCCTTAGCCACTCGCGAAATCTAGGGTCATCTAACCGACAGAACGTAGTCCAACCAGCGCCTCCCGTGCGAAGAGAGGTTGCGAAGTGGTAAGTGTTCCACAGGAAAGCTGTACCCTGTGCGTAGCATAAGGCAAAGCGCCTCGTACCGCCAGCCGCATAGTAATCCAGAAGAGCAGGCTTCTGCGGTCCCTTCATCGCGGTACAGAGATTCGGCAGCTTGCTGTCGCAGTGCTTCAACTCTATCGTACCCTCGGTCTTGAGAGCAGCACCTCGTGCGACGAAGTAGATGTCGGGAAAGCCAGACTCGTTGGAGGGCTCTATTCGCTCGTAGTAGAAGTCTCCGAGCGTGAGCTTACGAATACAGGCGTAGAACTCGGATTCATTCTCGGGTTGGAGGGATTCCAGTCGCATTTAACATCCAACTCTAGGAGACTCATTTCTCCGGTTGCGAGATCCTTGGCGTAGACCTCATAGCCTAGATTCATCAGAACCCGTGCACTCGGCTTCTTGAAAGAAGTTCCGATTCTGTTGAGATAAGCGAAGCTGAGACCACAGCGCTTCTGGCAGTAGTCGTCCCGTTCTGCGCTCGGCAGCATCTTCGCCTCGGCAACAATCGCCTGAGCCTTTTCTATGATTGCGTCGTTGTAGAAGGCCCCTATCACAGAGACGGTTCCTTCGGCCGTGGCGTGCGGCGGAAAGCTAGCACGTTGCCACCCGCCTGCGCGGAGCCAGTCACGAGGCCCTCAGATGCCTCAGAGAGCTTCTCCGGCGGGGCGCTGGCTACAGGGGTAGCCGCCGCCGCTGGCAGTGTCTGAGAGCGCTGCATACGGCCCGTGACTTTATACCACAGCCACTCGACAGAACTCCACCAGTCGTAGAATCTTCCCGGAGGAGCGAAGGTGTCGCAGAACCTCAAGACCGACGCTCGCAGACGCCTCTTCAGCCAGACGTAAGAATCTCGACGTGTGATGTCGAGGCCCGGAGCCCTGCGAACGTGAACTACTCCGTTGCTCTCCAGGAAGACGCTCGCGATGATCTCACTTCCGTCGCTGGACATCAGCCACTCGGCCATCTCAAGGGCGAGATAAGAAGCCTCTGCTCTGTCGACAGACTCTCCGTTGGCGCTCTTGAGAGACCATCCCAGCTTTCCCGACTCGTACTTCCACATCTCGACGTGGAAGTACTGGTCAACCTTCTCCAGCTCGGACACTAGAGTCTCGCGGCTTGGAAGTGCATCCAATCGTAGTTACGGGCGCGGCCCAGATTCACCCAGCCCTCGTCTTCCCAGAAGTCGATGAAGGGTGCGTAGATCGAGGATGCGAACGCAGCTTCGTCGTTATCCTCATTCATCTGATTGTGCGCCGCGTCGATGTCGACCGCGATTCCCCATGCGTGCATGGAGAGAGTTGAGCTCCCCGTCGTCGCACGATAGTTGTAGCAGCCGGAGAAGATGTCCAGATTCAGCTTGCGGATCTGTGTCAGCCCGTAGTGATCGAGTGTTCGGCCAAAGATGCGCTTCAGAGAGGCCTCGACCTTCGCGTGCGCCTGAAAGGCAGTGACCTTGATCCTACGATCGTAGTCACCGTACATCATGTACGGAAGCTCGACCATCGTCTGGTTCGTGCCGGGAGCTCCGAAGATGCTGTTTCTCGCACGAACTTCCGTCTGACGAGGCCAGAAGTTCGTCACGTCGCGAAGTTGAACAGTGCTGTAGATGTAGAGAGCGTCGCTGGTCTTGGAGCCGTACAGACCGTCGATCACGAGACCAGCGTCGTTGACTTTGTTGAGAAAGAGCTGATTGAGAGCCACGAAGACTCGTGAGTTCGACCAATAGGTCGCGTTTACTCCGGCTTGCTTCAGCGCGGCTCGCGAAGCGGCGTAGCTCTTCGGACCGAAGATGCCGTCAATGTTTCCGGTGTAGAAACCTTCGGTCTTGAGGAAGGTTTGCAGAGTCTTGTTATCGATCACCGACTGTCTCCTGCAGAGCCCTCACAGCTAGCAGGAGACAGTTCAGTTGACAATAGAGCTTAGCGCGACCACCACGGCTGATTTTGCCAGTAGACCGCGTTGGAGACGTCTACGAACTCCAACTCGTCGTCGTTCAGGCCATCCTCACCCGCCATCGGCAGATGAATTCGCTCGCAGTTAGCGATGCTGAAGAACATCTCCTCGCTGAGCTCGACGATGGAGAGGGGCTTCATGATCTCGCGATGCTCTGGTGCCAGATCATTCAAAACTAGAAGTCCCTCCTTCTTGGCCTCCTCCGGCGTCTTGGCCTCGATGGCCTCGGGTACAGAGATCAACTTCCGCTGGCCGAGCTCTGGATCAGCGTGGGCAAAAATCGCAGCATACATACTCGTACTTCCTTTGCTTGCTTTGGACTAACTTACTTGTCGCGCCACACGACGACGTCGCCCTGCACGAACGCTTTGCCCTCCGACTCGTCGTCCTTCTCCATGACGGCGGCGGTGAACTCCATACGATCTTCATCAGGCTTACGGTTTCTGCGTGCGTACTCCCGAGCCGACTTGTAGACGCGCTCGCGGAACTTGTCCGCCGTCTCGCCCTCGCGCATCTCGCTGTAGGGCACGACGAAGCTGTCGCCGACCTGCATGTCAGCAAACGGGTACTTGGAGTCGCCCGCACGCTTGGCCGGAAGATTGTCCGGCTTGGGGATCTTGGTAATCTTAAACACTGCCTTGCTCCTTGCTATTGTAGAAAACGCCTTGGGCGCTTTGGCCCTTATGGCACCTTGGCGCTCCGGACGCAACTCATTTGCACCTGTGCGCTTGCATCTTGGCCTAACTTGCGCTAGGGTTGACAGGCTGCGATTATTAGTCTGACGAGAGCCTGGAGTTCCATGGCAGAGAGCCTGTTTGCCGATTTTCTGAAGTCCTCCCTGGACGTTAAGTCCATCAACGACTTCTTTGTCCAGAACCGCAACAAGACGCAGGAAGTACTCCAGCGACTTAGACCAGAAGGTCGAGTAGACGGTGGACGATTCAAGCTAGCCTCTGTTGAGGGTGGCGCAGGCTCCAGCTTCGACTACAATCTTCAGAACGGTCACTGGGGCGACTGGGCCGCGAACGACTCGCACCACGGGCTCGTGGGCTTCGTCTGTGCGACGATGAAGTGTTCCTCGGCACAGGCGATCCAATTCCTCATTGACGAGAAGTATCTCGATGCCAAAGAAGTCAAGAAGGTTCTCGCTGCCTCGGAAGGCGATCCTCTCGTATTTCCAATACCGGAGGACCAGCAAGACTGGGAGTTTGTTCTACAGTCAGATCCGCTTCGAAAAGATCGCGGCATCCTTCGCGAGCACTGGACCTTTCGTGACGTTGACGGATCCCTTCTCGGGTACAAGTATCGTGTAGACTCCCGTAATACGAATAAGGAAGTCTACACCCTCACATATCGCGGACACTCCGGCTGGGTGAAGAAGGATTGGGCTAAGAAGATCGTACCACCATACGGACTCGAGCAGCTCGGCGACGGTACCCCGACGGTTCGTATTCTCTTCGTGGAGGGCGAGAAGGCTAAGGACAAGGCGCAGGAACTCTTCGGCGAACGCTGGAAGGTTCTCTCCTACAGCGGCGTCAAGGGCAGTCACGATCTATGGCTTCCTGACGAGGCGTTCTGGCAGGACGCAGAGGTCGTCATCTGGCCAGACAACGACACACCGGGAAGAGAAGCATCTCGTCGCATTCAACTTCTTCTCCAGGGACAGAAGTTCAAACCACGCGAGATCCGTATCGTACGAGTTGAGACGATTCCAGGATTATCTCCGGGCTGGGATCTTGGCGACTACGACGACTCTACTCCAATAGATCCGGACGTAGAGCTGGAGCGCGCCGAGGCGGTAGACTCCTTTGAGCACGTATGTCGCCAGTGGGTCTACGTCGCCAAGGAAGATAAGTTCTACAATCTCGAAGATCGCGAGATTATTCTCACACCCGCCGCCTTCGATCGTTATCTCACTCGCTACGGCGATAAGTCCGGTTCCGCCAGCAAGAAGTTTCTCTCTGACTTGGACACTCACAAGTGCGAAGATCTGGACTTTCTCCCAGGCGTCGGCACCTTCATCAAAACTCCGGCTGGTAAGGTTCTTCTCAACGAATGGTATCCCTCGGCTGTATATTCTCGCGCGACGGAACTTGCTGGAGATCTCAGCGTCTCGGACGAAGAGATCGAAGAGAAGGCGAAGTACTTCATCGCACATCTCAACCGAGTAAGTGGGAACGAAGTCGTAGAACCTGAGAAGAATGCTGACGGACTACCAATCCTAGGTACGGAGCAACGGCTTCTCAGAGACGCTCTGGCGTTCTACTTTCACAACGTAATCTCACGTCCTATGGACAAGCAGGGTTGGTTCCCTGTTCTCGTGTCGGAGCACAACGGCACCGGCAAATCGTACTTCCGACGTGTCATGGCCGCGCTTCTTGGCGGGAAGCGCGTTCAGGAGCTAACTGTCCAGGAATACGTCTCTGACTACCAAGACTGGATGGATGGGACACTCTTCTACGAGTTGGGCGAGGTTAAGAGTCACGACTCGGCTGAGGTTTACGAGCTGCTGAAGAAGAATCACAGCTACCTTCCATTCAACGACACCGATCTTCGCGACCGCTCTCAAGGCAATCGCCACATCAACATCAAGGGCACGAAGAAAAAGCTCCAGCGTAACTTCCTCAACGGCTTCATGACTTCCAACGACTTGTTCCCGCTGGCGCTGGCGAATAGCTCCGGTCTGGAGGGCAGCGATCGTCGCCTGTTAGCTGTGAACTGCGAGCAAATCTTAACCGAGGTGGAGGCCGATCAGCTCTTCGACGAGCTTAACGAGAATGCGGCATACATCGGCGCTTGGCTGCTGAGATTTAAGTCACCCTGCCCTTGGAATCCTGGCTGGGCACCAATCACGAAGCACAAGCGGCGCATGCTCGAGAAGGATCGCGAGCGCAGTGAAAATCGTGCCGACAAGTACGAGCTCGGCAAGTTCGATGAATTCTACCATCTCGTCAGGTGGGCCATAGAAGAGAAGATTGGGTTGTTCGCGCGACGAGTTCAGACGGCAGAGGGTATTCGCGAGTTGTGCGAGGCTAGACGGGTTAAGTTCCCGTGGGACATGGGACGATTCGAGCGCATTCTAGAGAAGGCTGGTCTCTTCAAAGGCCCCGTAATCGTGGTGGAGGGCCAGATGAAGAAGACCTACTCAGCCAATCCAGAGATGGAGGGTAAGCCGGCGACTGATTGGATCAAGGCTTCCAAGGAGCCTATCAACTCCACGAAGCCTCAGCGCGGCAAGGACAAGGATAACTCAGGCGGGGGCCACTTCTAAATCCTTAGGTGGTCTGGAATCTCCCTAAGAATTCTCTAAGTGACTGCTCGATAAAGAGTTTATTAGCGTAGGAATTATAGTAACGATTACGTCCGCTAGGATGTGGAATGATCAGCACATCCTTGTGGGCGTACCCGAAGGGCTGATAACGAAAGTTCTGTGGTAGAGCCATCGCAGCATCTCGCCCGAGGACGATGAACCTAGCTTCGTTCACACAGCGAAGCTTCTCCAAGCGCTTCTTCATACGCTCGCGAACTTCGGGTGCCGTCGTGGGAGTCGTGTGGTCGTCCACCACGTTGTAGCGTATCGTCTCGTTGAGGTACTCTTCCTGAGACATTCCCAGCATCTTCATCAGTCTCGCCGCCGCTCCCGTCGTCGTATGTGGAAACAGTGGCCGAGCTGGATCCGTGTTCGGCCCCGGACGCTCGCCGAATATGATTATCTTAGTCATAGTGCACAGAAACACCTACAGAGTTCCCTTGATCTTTCTGAAGCGCGGCTGTGTCACAGACGAGGCTGACGGACTCACCGCACTGTTGAACTCCGTCTCGGGGCGAAGCCAGACCTGCCGTTCGTGTGGATAGCAGTGCATGTACGCGACTAAGAACTGGCCTCGTCCATTTCTCGCCTGCTGGCCGGTCTCGGCATCCATCGCCGGTCCAAGATAGCGATAAAGTCCGCCCTTGTAGTGCTGATGCGTGGCGTCAGGCGCTAAGACTCTTAGTCGGTCGTCGCTCATTCCAACGAGCTCTGAGTGATGCACGAAACTCCTCCTGATCTGCATTGGTAGGTTCTCTCGTTGACCCAAGTTCCGAGGTAGCTTGAGCCATGCGTCTTCCAGGCTCGTTCACCTCGAACCCATAGTACGTGTAGTAGATCCGTGCTCCGTAGCGCGTGTGCATCTTCTGCCAGGACTTCTGCATCTCCACGTAGATTTCCGCCTTCCACTCAACGTCGAAGACGCAGTCCGGATAGTCGTTAGACATTACGACGAAGATCTTAGCCATCAATCATACCCTCCGGCACCTGCTCTAAGCGATAGCTGGTTCCCGCGTAGCCCACTTGCTCTTGTGTTCCTGCCCAGATCTTCGCAGCGGCGACGACGTCCTCGTCACGACCTCCCGAGATTTTAACATCGAGAGCTTTGAAGAGTACCTCGAGGCTGGGCTTCTCCGACCACCACGCCACCAGATTATTATCCGGCTGATCGTAGTTGTTGTCTACGCTGAAGAGACACCAGATGGTCTTCTCATCAGCTGCGATGACGCGCTCGCGCTTTCTTGACTGCCTTGCCATATACCTAGGCTAGTGCCGCGGCATTCGCACCGCAAGCATCATGTGCTCTGGGCGCACACGTCCGGATGGTAGAAGAGAGGAAACTGCGTAAGTCTTACGAGCAAGATCTCGCCCATCTTGATCTCGTGCTTGAGTCTACACGGATAGCCGCACTCCCCGCATCTCCCCTCCATGGTTCCCTCGCTCGAGTGCTTGATGGAGCCGAAGTACTTCCAGGCGCTTGGACTCATGGGATGGCCCGTGACCTGAATACCGCAGGCGGGACACTTAATCTCGTTGGCGATGGTGCGAATAGGATCAGCGAAGGCTGCGAGATATCGTTCAATCGCCTCGAACCAGTCCGGATGCTGGCGGAGCTCGTCCATACCCTTCGGCCACAAATGCTCGGGCCGACAGATGGTCATCTCGTGAGCGAGGACGACTCCGTTAAAAGTCTTGACTGGATGCTCTTCTTCCCTGGACGGGATCTCGAGGTGATCAGGTATTTTTGCTTCTGTCATAGTATCCCGGTGGTATCTTCTGTAGGGTTATAGGGTCTCGCCCCTGCTCACGCCAGAAGTTCTGACACGTGGCTACAAATCGCGCCATGTGAAATTCTTCCTGACGAAGCTGGCACAGGAAGTTTTGAATTATCAGACACACAATGTCGTCTGAGGAGCCGATGCCAAAGCGTCTCATATAATGACGAGGAAGAGGGAAGGATCTATCCTCGAGATACCAGCTTCTCTTGAGATGATCTCCCAAGGGACGATGGAGACTCTTCAGCGTCGACACCCCGTAGAGCTCCTTCTTCATCACGTCCGACCAAGGTGCGTGATGAAGACACCACAGAGCATTCTCGTGAGTGAGTGGGAAGGTGTGCGAGAAGTCAACGGACATTACAACCTCCGTCGCGCCCAAGTGCTCCACACTACGCTCATGAGCAGGCATTGACAAGCTACTCCGACTTCTGAAACAGCCTGCCGGTGCCGAACTGACGGGCTACCTGCACGGCCGACTTTATGCTTCTAATGAAGCGAGGCGTCGTCATTCTCTTTGTGGTCTTCTCGGCCACAGCGTTGAGATGATTCAGGGACGCAATGATGACGATCATCTGGTCACGAATGGGGAGATCTTTGGTAGCCTCGACCTGCATCTGCTGGAAGGCTATCATGAGACGATTCGTGACGGGCTGAAGCCTCTCTAAATCCTTAGTATCACAGTCTAAAAAGAGATCAGCCATGCTAGCGAGCTTGTTTGGAGCAGCTGTCGAGCTGCCGCCCGTAGGGTAGGCCAAGGGCGGGCAGTTTGGAGGGTTTCCGAAGCCCCGTAGATGCGTCTCTAAGCGCGTCGCCTAGGGCGCGGGTACCTAGGGCAGCGGCCAGCGTTGCGTAAGGGTCTACGAGCATTCTACGCGCCTCGCTTTTAGGCATCGATGATCTGCTGGATCCAAGGACAGTGCGGTCCATGGACGCGCAGCACTTCCTCGTTTGGACGATTCTTGAGATCTTCATACCACGACTCAGCCTCCTCGGTGAAGATCTCCTCGTGTTCGTCGGTCTCCATCAGATGGCCGGCGAAGTTGCACACCGAGCTTCGCGGGCTGGCGTACCGATCATCTTGGAATGGAGGCTCCGAGATGTGAGCGGGAACCGCGTGTCCCATATTGCTGATAGCGAACGCGGCCGACAGACGACAAAGCTTCCCGTGGGGCAGATCCACCTGACTTCTCCTACTAGACTAATGACAGACGTAAACGCTCGTACTCTTCGAGCTGGTCGTCTTGCAGCCCCATCCCGCTCTCTGTACGAATGGACTCCAGCCACTCTAGGCGACGCTGGTTGGCTACGTTCTGCGGACTGGTCTTCTCGTCGTCTCCTGTGAGGATCCAGTCCTCAAAGAAGTCGTTTAGGAACAACGAGGCCAGACCGAGGTCTGAGTTGCGATTCTCTATCGCCTTCATCTCGTGATACTCGCCGTTGCAGAAGCTATATAGCTCGCTGTCAAGATAGGCGTCTGGCCTCACGTGTGCGGGCAGTGGCTCCGACTCTGGCGCTCGTTCCGTCGCGCTGAGAGTACCGATGGCGGCGTTGATCTTTTCCAGATGTGCGCTCCAGCGATCAGGAACTTCTCGCACAGGCTGAGGAATAGCCATCACGCCTCGAGTCTCCTCGTCGACGCAGTTCATAGCCTTGATTATATGCGGGTGAGTCTCAGCGTTGATTATCATGCCACCTTATCCTTCGGGGAACTAAGTAGTCTCTCCATCTGCGTCTGGAGATCGCACCACCCGTGGAACGCGATGATAGCTCCATCGGGCCACCGTTCGCACTCTGCGAGAATTATGTACTTCTTGTCCTCGGACCTCCGGATATAGCTTCCCTCGTCTCGCGCCATCTCGCGACACTTACCTCGAGCCCTATCCTCCTCAGGGGTTCTCTGTCCCCGCCTCGTCCTCATCGTCTTCTTCTTCAGCCTGCTCGGCTAGGCGAATTCTGTCCAACTCGCTCATAGCCTTAGCAGAAGGTTCAGTCATCTTATCTCGCTGGAACCTCTCGCTCTCAGCAAGTCTCTTCGCCTCCTCGGCAGCGTCGCGATGCGTACGGAGAGGCGTGTTGCGAAGATCCCCAGCCAACCGAACGCCAGTATCCAGGCGATCAGCTCTGCGATTAGCCACTCCGGAGGAATCCCTAGGCGCTCTTTTAGGGAGGGGTCGAGCATCCTCGGGATCCTTCACGACTCGCTCTCTTCCGGAGGACCCATCCCACGAAACCATCTGCTCTTCTCCGGAGTCTCGCGAAATGTACTCTCCTCGCGATATCCTGGTCGCTGATCTTCCTGCTCGCTGTAGTCGACGACCTCCATGGAGGCGATCAGATCGACTGGAAACACGAGCTCCTTGGACTCGGCCCCTGTTGGAATTAGATCGTGCGGAAGCTCGAGACGAACGAACGATCCTTCAGCCGACCACAGCTCGACCTCTGTCTTCAGAGGCTCCCGCGACTCGTCTCGCCAGACGATGGTAATCTTCGTAGGCATCAGTGCCCTCGCGCCAGAAAGGCCAGAAGATCTTCCGGACTGTCGAAGCTGAGAACGTCGCCCAGACCCGGAATGTGGGTGCGATGAACTCCTCCGCGAATCTCGTCACGATTCCGATCTGCTGCGGCCTTGTTCAGCCTCTCAATTAGGAACGGCTCCTTCGTCTGGGAGCAGCTCGTCACGAACGTCTTCGTAGGCTCGTGCGCTCCGGCCAGACAAACAGTCAGTCCCTTCAGGACGCCTTGGATGACGGGGTCGCTGTCGTAGGAGCCGCTCAGCACAGCGTGGATCTGCATCCTGTCGGTGGGATGCTCGGGCTGGCCTTGCTCGTAGGCCGTCTGCATTATCTGCTGATGAATGTTGCCTGCCAGCACTCGAACGAAGTTCATCACTTCTTCGTTCGTCACCAGCTCCTGCATCGCTTGACGATTCGCCTTGGCCTGAGGGCTGTCTCCATGAGAGAGGCAGTTAGGATTTCCGCAACTGTGCGACATGGGAAGACTCTCCTTTACCTACAGCCTACAGCATAAGGGCGCGTTGCTCCAGCCGCAAGGCTGGACTTGTCAAGGCTAGCTGGGACGAGCGTCGCTGCTGCGGCCTAGCTTCTGGAAAAGGGGAATTCGGCCTCCCTTAAGCGCTGGGCCATCCATCTCACCGCATCCACGTCCCGGAACATTCTCGTTCTCAGATCGGAAGCCGACAAAGTCCTTCCAATGACGCCAGCCGCTCCGACAGTGGAAGCCCCAGTGACGCCACACCGGTCCGGTGAAGAACAGGGTAATAACTGGTTCATCTTGCCGGACAACGAGGCGATGTGCTGCCGAAGGGCCGCGAACTCGTAGATGTCCCTCTGTGAGTGGTGCCGTCTGCTCAACTCCGCCAGCCGCGATTGTAACTTCCTGATACGCTCCTCGTACGAGCAGCGACATATTGATCCATGGATGGTCATGGAGAGCCTCGTCCCTGTCACTCTTGATGATCTTGTGGAGATAAAGGTTGAACCACTTGTTTCGCGGGATCACCCACCATCTAATGAGGTACGGATCCTCGCGGCCACCGATGAAGAAGTCGGCCTCACGACTACTCATGACGTGATCACACCAACGCTGGATACGAGATAGCATGAAGCGAGGAATTCTCATTGCTATTTTCCCTTATTGAAGTCCTGCTCAGAGCGACGAACAAGCTCGCGCTCGATCATCTCTGCCGTCGCGTGCGCTCCCAACTCAATTGCTCTGTGCATCTGCTCACGGAGTTCCTCCGTCGAGCGTTCCGTTATTCCAAAGCGCACTCATACCCCCACTCGTATCGTTCTAGTGTCGCCTCCGCACCGAGGACATTTTGCTTCCATTTCTTGCTGCGGCGTCTGTACCTCGTCGCTGTACTGAGCGTTCCACCCGCAGAACTTCTCTCTGAGCTGGGTGACGTGACGGCACTTGCGACGGAACATGAAGCCGTCGCACTCGCAGCTATCCATCGTCTCGTCGTTCGTTACGACGACGTGATAAGTTCTGTCACCCTTGGAGCTCGGTACGTCCTCGCTCAAACCGTCGAGGGCGCAGATCTGCACATACTCTATCGTGAGATCAGGCACCGATCGCGTCCAGGTCGTTTCGAGTGACTTGAGAGCCGTTCACACACTTCGCGGCGTCGATGCGGACGGTCAAGTCGTCGATCGCCTGCTGAATACCTTTCTTCCCCGCCGGATACTTCTTACCCGTGATGTTACCCGCCGTTCGGCGACAGTTGGTCGAGGTATAGGCTCGATTCAGCTTAAAACCCTTCTGCAGAGCTTTGAGGCCGCTCCGGACTGCCAGAGCCTGATAGAGCCGAGGCCCGTCTAGTACTTCACTCATGGGGTTATCCTCCTTTGCACCGCCAGTATGGCGCGGGGTTGCTCCTAACGCAACGGGCGTTTAGTCTGCCGACCACCTACGTTGTCGCCAAGATCCTCGTCACGGATTGTGTAGCGGCTGTTGGAGATGCTGTCGAGAATAGTCTCCACAGCATCGTCCCTCGCCTGCTTTGAGTTGTATGCCTCGGCAGAGTCGCCCATGACGTTTCCGTTGATGTGGCGAAATCTCCAGTACCAGCGACGAGGGCCGATTCCACCGACGCGACGACTGTACTTCTCAATCTTCAGAGGCATACAACTCTCCCTGCTTTCCTGACTTGACGAGATTTAAGATCTTGAGACCTGCGTGCTGTGTGCAGAGCCTCTGATCTCCCACTATCCAGCGAGCATGTCGCATACAGGTTCGCGGGTCGAGACCATTCTGACGACTGCGAGTCTCGCGATAACCAGCCCAATAAATCTCCTTCAGCTCGACCTGCGGAAGCTCGCACTGAATCTTCTCGTACGGAGGTCCGTCCAACTCTATGACGGTTGGAAGGCGAAGATCACCCACGGATGAGCTTCCCGAGACCGAAGAAGACGATCATCAGGAACCATCCGAAGAAGAGTAGTACGACGATTCCCAGGAACCAGTGGACTGTGAACCAAGCGAGGAGTATCTCCAGACGTCCCGGAGGGCAGGTGTAGAGATCGCTGACGTAATCGTTCATGCCTTGTGACTTTCACAGATAATGACCTTACCCGAAGATGCTTTGATCTTGGCTGGCACGAATTCGGTGCCGTCGGCACGGCGTATGAAGACGTCGGGTTCTCGCCGACCTATCATCGCCAGGATCGTAGCATCCTTAAGCTCGTTCATGAAGCGAAGCATTCTCACTCGTCGATGCTCCCATCCGCTCCGCGGAACGAGCGCACTGCGTCTCGGGCATTCATCCGCGCAATTCTCGCCGGCTCGCCCTTCTCGCGCTCGCTACGATAGATTGAGTTGTACACCATCGCCTCGGCGACAGCCTCCATCATGAGTGTCCAACCTTCAGTGATCTCGAAGCTCTGCTCACCCAGAAAGCCTCGCACCTTGACGGGTCGCTTCTTCTTTTCGCTCGCCACGGGGATATCCTCCTGCTGCTACCCTGCCAGTATGGCGGCAGTTTCCTCGCACAGCAAGCCGCGACTTATCTAAGCGAGGCTGTGATGCCGAAGATCAGAACCAGTAATAAGATCAGTGGCGTTGGTATAATGAGGCGCACTAGAATCTCCGTAGACCAGCGGATAAACCTTCCTCGTCTATCTCCCCTCGGAGGCCAAGTAGAATCAGGACGAGGTATCAGCCTTCGCAGCATAGACTGTGACGACAGGGTGGCGAGTTCCGTAGACTCCAAGATAGATCGAGCCTCCGTTGTTGAGGCACTCCAGGTCCTCAGGATCTGGCTTCCACTTCGAGAGCATCATGGGAAGATCGTCAACTCCCGTGCAGACGTGGACGCTAAGAGCTCCGCACTCTCCCTTCTCGTGATCCCAGTCGCGAGGAGCACCAATACTGAGGGTTTCTTCTTCAATCGTTACGGGCTTCACTTAGCACCTCCTGAATCTCAAAGTCTCTCTTCGTCTTCCATATGTAGATCGCCCAATAGAGTCCCATGATCGAGAGACTAGCTCGTCCCAGACGAGAGTTCCAGGCCCACTCCCAACGAAGCTCGATGAAGCTGAACATCAGGCTTATGAGGAGAGTGCATCCGAGCATAAGTATGAGCCATACAATACTCGCAGCCGCGCCAGTTGTGAAGCCCTCCCAGAAGCCCTCGGTGAAGTCTGTCTTCCTACTCATCACGAGTCCTCTTCTCAGTCGAGCCCAGACGAACGAAGCGGTCAGTTTGACGGAACTGCATCTGCACCTTCCGGTCTGCGTAAGCCTCACCGAGAAAGTCCGTGCGACGAGTGATGGTAGGGTTCGACTTATTCACGTCAAGAAGCATCAGGGGAGGAATGGCGTTCTTAGGATCGAGGCTGGCGTGACTAAGACAAGTAGTGTAACCTAGATCCGCTCGGCGTGGGTTAATCTCGTCACCACATCCTCTTACTCGGCAGATGGGCCACGGCTCTAGCTCTGTCTTCATGCCGCCGTGCTCAAGAGTCGCAGGAGTATCGCCTCAGCTATGACCGTCTGCCAGTTCTGCAAACCAGAGGATCCCAGACTGTGGGGATCTAGTTGTCGCATGAAGCATAGCGAGCAGGCAGCTTGATAAGCGGGTCCTCCCACCGGGACGGCATAGACCGCGTTCACAATCTCTATTGGCAGCATCTCGTCGCCTCAGTTCGAAGCATACTCAGCCCTATCCTGCTCGTGGAGTGCCAGCACCCTCCGCACAGCTTCGCTCTGATCTCGCGTGTCGAGAGAGCGGAACGTTGCGAAGTAACCCTCACGGTGTCGCAGCTCGTCCCATCTTCCCTCGGTGTCGCGATAGACTATCGGCATATCTCCGTGCGTGTTGAACACCAAGTCCACCACGAACTCGGCGTCGTTAGTCACCGACTTGGTCGGCCATCTCTCGTCGTACAGATCATACACGCACACGACGCTAAGCTCCTCCCCAGAGCTCTCGTGAAACGTAGTGAATTTCTGGAAGAAGCAGTTCGCGTGACCAGTGCGCTGTGCCCATCGAATCTGCTCGCGGAGACGATCTGCCTCGATCGTCCACCCTGCGGCGTCCACCGCCGCAACCGCTGAGAGATCATCCATGGGGCGAGCCTCCTAGCTTCTGCTAACGTGCCATTATGCGGCGGCACAGCTCTTAGCGCAAGCGCCGAAGGCTCTCAGCGAGCTGTACGATTTGCTCGCGCTGACTCTTCATGAGCTCGGCGGCGTAAGGATTCTGCCTCACCAGGACAACTTGTCGCTTGGTACCACGCTCCGTTGTCGTGACGCCCTTTCTCAGCTGCTCCTCCAGCGTCATCATGTGGCGCGAGGCCGCAGCTAAATTCCCGTGACGAAGTGCGTTCAGACGAAGCTTCTTCGTTCTCAGTTTGGTCCCGTGCGGAAGCGACTTTCTCACGGCTTCGCGAAATGCCTTGGCGGTGAGACGAGACTTCTCGGTGGTGTTGCGACGATTGGACATTCTTGCTCCTAGAAAAGAGGGGCCGACATGCACGGCCCCTCACCTTCAACTGTTGGGCTTCTCGAAACCTAGCTACGGCCAAGTCATAGTCGGGTCTCCGAGCAGTTGCGTGCGCCGGCGATCAGGCGCCGCGGCCGATGGCGATCGGGATGGAAGTGCTCAAAGAAATATCACGAGTAGGCTCGTGATAGATCACGTGCTGTACCTCATTTTCTTCTCCTTCGCTGGTTGATGCTACCAACACAAGCAGTATGGGGCGGTGCAGCTCGTCAGACAAGCTCAGATTGTTCAGACGACAAGTCCACTACGTTCTGCGTTGACATATTCGTGACTCGAATATTCTCGGTTCCCAGAGTCTCCGCTACGGCGCGGGCTACGTCCATCAGCTCGTTCTCCGTAACCTCCGGTCGTCCGACGGAGATCTGCAACGTCACGCTCGTCTGCACCGAGACTGTGTGATTCTTGATGTACTCGCGCGCCGTGGGATTGCTTGACGAAGAGGCTATTCTCCGATACGTAGAAGAGGGTGCGCTGTACGAGTAACCGAAGTTCAGCCCAGAACCCTCCCAGCGATGGGTTCTACTTACACGATCTACGAAGACCTCGTCCTCGGAGCCTACGATCTGGTCAGCGATGATCTGCTCCACCTGGAAGGCGTACTTCGCGGTGCGGTCCTCCGTGAGATCGATCGTGCGAAGAATGTTGTAGGTGTACTCGGACTCCTGCTTTAGATCCATGATGCGAACGCCGCGATAATAGACGTGATTGCTGGGGCGATCGATGACTTGAACAGACTCATCCTCTCGCACCGTCTTGCCATCCACGAGAAAGTGACGATCCATGTCGAGATACTCGTCCACGAACTTATCGCCGAATACGTAGATGTAGGTCGTCCCAGGATCATGCGCGCTGTAGTGATCTACGTCGACGTCAATCAGAGAAGTCACGCCTTTCTCGTCTCGTGTGTTCGTCTCCAGCTCCCGGAATGCCTGCCAGAGCTCCCAGTTCTTGCCAAGCTCGGTCGTAAACGGAAGCTTGGTGTAGCTGATGCGAGATAACAGACTGTTCTGCTTCTTCATGCGTACGAAGGCGAACTCCCTACCACGGAAGTCCTGCTTGGCAACGTAGAACTCGTAACGCTGAGCGTCGCGCCAGAGAACGACCTTGCATCCGTTCCGAAGAAGGACGGCGATCGCATACTTCAGACCGGTGCCGAAGTAGCCGAAGGGAGACGTGCTGTTGGGCTTGGCGTTAACGCCGAAGGTGGTGAATGACTCCAGCGGTATGAGATCTGGAGTACGGAAGGCTACGCAACGGGTCATAAAAACCTCCACTTCGTCAGATCTACTGCGCCAGAAATTTCGGCCTCGACGTCTCGCGTGTCGAGACTGAAGTTTAGATCACCGATAGTCAGCGAGATGTGAGCCATCAAGTTCTTGTACGCGGGGCGATGAGAAATACTCACTAGAAGATCCATCGCTGTGTCTAGCGACTTAGTGCGAAAGTCGTACTTAGAACTTTCCTCGTCTTCGAAGTAGATGAATCCCTGGATGCGATAGAGTTCTAGGCTATCCTCAGTAGCGTTCTCGTCAGCTGACATCATTTGGGTCTGCCCTATCCTCTTTACGAATTTCGCCTTGGGTCTTGGGGAATTTGCCGTGCCACTTTCCTGTGTCGCACTCCGAGCAGAGGACAGGCTTCCCCTTCGCCTTGTTGTACCAATAGGCTCCAAGCGCGGTGTTCTCGATGCAGCCGCATTGCGAGCAATGAAATAGAGGCATCAGTCATTATTCTTTCTTCGCCAGACGTAGTTGTCCCAGTGGACGTACTTGCCGTCGATCCACGTGTACCAATTTCGCACCCACGACGCGACGTTGTCGGGACCCACTGTGTCGTAGGTGTACTTGAAAGAGCTTAGTGGCTCGGCAGGTCTCTGAAGACACTCCACGCATATCGCGTGCGAGATAGCTCCAAAGACGCTGGCGCAGACGGCGACGTCTCGGTTACGACTACAGACGTCGCAGGTGCCGGGACGGAAGAGACCTGAGACGCTCATGCGGGCACTAGCTCCTTCGTCTTGGGGCGATGCTGGTGCATCATCTGACTCCAGGCATCCTCGTCACCATCTATCTCGCGAAACTGACAGGAGCAATGATACCATCGCTTGGGATGCTCGTACTCCCAAACACGGATCCCGCAGCCGGTGAATCCTTCTGGAAGATCTATGTGATCAGTCTCACGCACCGTGTAGGCGCGTCCTTTCACGAGCTCGGTGACGTCGTCCCAACTATTCGGGTAGTTCTGCCTAACGCACTCACAGAACGGGCAGGTGCCGCCGACGAATACGACCTTTGCTCCCGGTTTGAACATCATCCACCTCTACCGAGGAACCACCAGACGAAGGCCAGCCAGAAGAGCAGCAGGCCGAGCGACATCAGCGAGTACGACAGGCATCTCATCTGTGATACCAGCGCTTCTGCTTCGGAGAGCCGTAGCCAGACGACACAGCCTCATACGACGAGTAAGAATCACTCAGCGGCTGAGGCTCTCGACGCGAGGTCTTCTCCTCCGGCACCATTCTCGGCGGCCTCGAGTCTTCCAAGCCATCCAGATAGCCGTTGAGACGATTCACTGCCGCCTCAGACTTGTGCAGGAGATCACGCGTCTCGTTATGAGACTCGATCTCAACTACCCACTTCTTCTCGTACTCGTCGCGCTGACTTCTCGCCTGCTTCAGCTGATCGCTGAGGTACGTGAGGTCAGACTGCATCTTCGCCATCTTATCTCGATGGGACTGCTTCTCGTCGGCAAGTTCTAACCTCAGCTTGGTCAGCTTCTCCAGCTCCTCGACCGTTGCTCTCGTACGACGCTTCGTAGTCTTAGCTGCCCTCGCCACTCTCCAACTCCTTCATCACGTTTCTCAGCGCCAAGGCTCTGTCCTGAGCCACGGCGCAGTCCGGGTCCAGGAACTCGTACTTCCTCGCGTTGTAGAGCTTGTACTTCCCCGAGGCCAGCCCCTCGTAGAGCTGAGCGGCCTTCAGGAGAGTCTCTAGCCGGTAGGCGGTGGACGACATCTTCACCATCGCGAGCTCGGTATAACCTGAACCTCGGCCACTAGGTCGAGGGGTATCGCAATCTCCTTGTACCACTCGTCCGTCACGACGACGACGCTGCTTTCGTATCTGACCTTCTTCTCGTACGAGCCTCCCGGACGCGGGGTATCCTTGAACTCTCGCTGAGTTCCGTCGCGCATCTTGATGCAGATGTATGCCATCAGCCGCCGACTCCCGCTAAGTGAGACCACGCCGGATGCTGGTTGGCGCGTCGCCAGAACATATGTTCGTCGCCACGCATCAGGGAGAGATGAGCTATGATGTCGTCGGTCGGGCACATCGCGCCTGCCCACGAGCCGTGATAGTATGCAATCGGGTGCATACAGAGAGCGGCTAGGATCTTCACGGACGATTCCTGGTCCGAGCCGGGACGATTCGCGGAGAGTGCCAGAGTTGGTCTCAGCCGCCGGAAGACGTACTGCACGTGAGATCGCTGCGACTTTTCCATGAACATACCGGTGAGAAGATACTGCTTGAACTGTCGATGCCGCAACATTCCGCCGAGCGTCTTCAGCGCAGCCTGCTCCTGATCTACTCCCCAGACGTCGGAGGCGAACAAGGTCGCCAGAACCTCGTCCATGTGATTACCCTTCTGATAGACGAGTGACCTTGTGCGACCCGTCTCGGGATTCTCCACTACGAGAACGTTGGCCGACTTCTTGCCGCAGTAGAACTGGTTCCTGATCTTCCAGTCGCCGTACTTCTTCATCACCTCGGTCGGTGGACGATCTGGCTGTATCTCCTCGTCCACCTTCCGGTAGGCGTTGTGGAAGGAGAAGCTCTCGTCGACCACCAGAGAGATGCCCTCCAGCGGTATCGGCATTCCGGAGTACTCTCCTCGCTGGAAGCCCAGCTTTGTAAGCTGAACCCTCAGCGTGTGAAACGGGTCTAGATCGCGGCAGAGAGTTCTGCCGTCGGCCTCATCCGCCCGCTGTTCTGGGGACTGCGACGGCCTTGGCTCGTCCGGCCGGGACTCTTCGGGTAGATCCTCGTCGAGCACTCTTACCTCCCTTCGTCTTCTTGGGTGCGTTGCTCTCGGCAGGAGCTTTGACCCTTGTTCTGCCGGTGTGCGTCTCCGGTGCCATCAGATCCTCGGGCAGGCCGGCGACGATGTACTCGGTGGTCTCCTCGTCGAAGTCGAGAGCGCGACGATAGAGCGGCCCCTTGTCGTCTTTGCCGACCTCCACGAGCACCGCGTAGCCTCGCCTAATCATGTCCTTGACGAGTGCCGCCGCCGTGGCGCGATCCTCCGGTGGCCCCTCGGGGTCGAAGCTGATCTTCGTGTCACCCGTGCCTACGTTCAGGAGAGAAAGCTCTCCGATCTGCTCGTGCTCAGCCACGCGCTCTCTCCTTATGTCGCTCAAAGATGTCTATGAGATCTCCGCAGAGGTTCTTCTCGCCTCCCGTTGGAAGTGTGCTGTAGTGCTTCTCAAGCGCAGTCTGTATGAGAGCGTACGAGCGACGAGTGAGTCCGTCGAGTGAGCCATCAGCCATAGATGATTGTGTCCCTCTCATAGCGGCGCTGCTTCAGACGAAGTCGTGGGCCGGTGTGCGGAAGACCGCTCCAGTCCATCCAGGGCGACATTCCGCGAGGGAGATGTGGCATCTCCGCGTTGATCATGTCGATGGCGACCTTAACGTTCTCGATCGCCTCCTGCTCGCGAAGCTCGCGGAGTTCCTCGGGCGTGGGCGGCTCTGGCTCAGGAGCTGAGGGTCGGCGACGAAGGAAGTTGAACATGGGACGATTCTCCTTACTGGCTTAGGTACAAGGTGCCACAGGGGCGCTCCAGCCGCAACAACAGACCACCCTCGAGGCCCGTCAGACTACTCCGCAGGGTTGGCGGGTGCCGTGGGTGCGGCGGCGTCCTCAGGTAGCGTAGGAGCCTGCCAAGCGCCTCTGTGCCACCAGTGGTTGGGACTCGGCGCTGGCGGCACGTCCTCGCGAATGTAGCCGCTCCCCGTCGCGGGATCGAACTCGTACGCGATTCCGTAGTGAGGAGCGATTGACATAAGGTCGTTGTCCCAGTGCGTCAGGAGCGGTAGCGTCGCTCCCACGAGCTCGTCTCCACCCGATAGGCGGGCATAGGTCTGCTCCATGCTCTCCTGCTCGCGGGCCTCCGGCGACATCTCTTCGCGTACCTGCCATCCCTGAAAGATGGAGAGAAGAAGCTCGCGTATAAGATGTCGCATGTTTTGATTCTCAGAACTCATGTCTCCCACTCTCCTTTCGATAGTCCGGCGAAAACTCGGAGACTAGAGACTCCTCGCGCATCTTCATCTCGGGCTCCAAGATGTCGCACAGGTTCTCTAAATCCTCCTGCTCCTCCAATATCTCAGCCACGGCGCGCAAGAGACGAATAGGGTCGTATCTCTGAGCTAGCTCTAACAGCCTGTCCATCGGTGGCACTCTGTGTCTCTCCTCGAGATCGTCTTCTTCCTGCTTCTTCATGACGTGTTCGTAGAGCCTACGCTGCTCCTGAGAAAGAAGAGCCTCTGCGTAGTCGAAGCGAGAAACTGCTCGCAGAAACGCGTCTCGTACGGCGCGCTCGTCACGACCCAGAGCTCGCGAATTCTTACCTCGAAGCTGCTTCTCAAACTCCTCGCCCTCCCTCGTGGCATAGCGAGACTTGGGGTTGCTCGGAATCCAATAGTTCTGGAATATGTGATCACTCATCAGCGCTTGTACAGATTCTAAGTATAGTCGGAACTCGTCGCGAGGGCAGATGATCTGGTCACCAAACTTGAGAAAACCGCCCTCCTCGACGAGAGAGTCTGCGAAAGACTTGAAGTACTTCTTCCCTGCATACGAGGTAAGAGGAATACTAGTCACCTCCTCGCGATCCTGCTGCTCCTGACGAGTGCGACTCTGGCGCGCGGCCTGCTGTTGCTCGTACTGGCGGCGTTGAAAACGCTTCTCGGCCTTACTCGGCATAAGGGCCTCTCATCGCCCGCTCGGCGGCCTCGTCTGCTCGCTTTGCTGTGCTGCTCAGCTCCTGGAGTATCTCCACGACGTCCGTCAGAAAGGTCTTGAGATTACGTGTCGTCACGAGTACTCCCGGCTGGTCGCTGAGAAGCAGTGCCCGCCGCTCCAGCGAGCGGATCTTGGCGATCGTGCTGTGCTTTCTACCTCTTGACATCGGTCTGCTCTAGTCTACGAACCTCCGCGATGGCCTCCAACATGACTTCCTCGGGTAGCTCGTGGTATCCGTCGACAGAGTCGAGTAGATCGCACAGAAGCTGGTGATCCGTGTAGGAGCGAAGGACGTCGTGGCCATTCTCGCGAGCATTGCGAATTTCCCCTCGCAACTCCGCCACCAGATCGCGATTGTTCTCGACCTCCCACAGTCGCAGAGGCGAGGGCTTGAAGTCTGGAGGGAGCTGCATCTCCTCGGTGAGTTCGAGGGTCGCCGGCTGACCTCGGCCGCGGAAGTCGCTCGGTGCGCGCTCACTCTGCTCCATGAGCCAGAGCACTAGGTCGGCGTGATCTGGCCACACGAGATCGCTCTCTGGATGGGTCTCCTGCCAGCGCTTCGTCGCGCGTCTGTCCGCACTCCAACGGAGATCAAACACCTGCTGAAGCTCTCCGGCTCGATCCTCTAGAGCCTCTAGGCGGTCGGCGACGTCTAAGAGACGATTCGCAACCTCTTCGTTACCTGCGGATCTCTGATACGCGGCCTCTTGACGAAGAAACTTCACGTCACTCTTGTCTGGCTCGGCGACGTACTCGGAGTCGTCTGGGGCGTTGGTCAGCGGCACGGCGTCATCCTCTATCACTAGGTGTCGGGTCGAGCGAAGATTCTTCTCTACAGGCCACACGAGAGTTCTCCTCCCTCCTTAGAATTCTCTGCATAGCCGAGACGGGGACGAAGCCCATCTCAATCAGGTCGCACAACGAGGCGAGATAATACTTCATCTCGTCCACGGTGAATCCCCGATAGCCTCCGAAGATGTGAGACACTCCGCGATGCGTCGCGCGAAGGTAGTAGCGCATGACGAAGGACGTGGGATGCTGGACGGAGTACACTCGCCTCTCACGGAGCACCTCGAATCTCGTACCGGTGAGATCCGAGAGCTTGCTCGCCAGAGCATCGACCAAGGAGGGTTGGTAGGGTCGATATCGCGGCGAGCGGGAGATGGGTCTGACCTCTGGCATCAGTTGTTCTCTATTCCCTTACGGCGCGCTTCCTCGATCGCGGGCCAGTCCTCCGGTGCCCTGACCTCGCGAATACTCTCGCGCGGCCAGACGCGACCGTAGGTGTCGAGACCACAGCGCAGACATAGACTTGCGTCGTCCATTCCACCGAGACCGTAGATAACCTCGCCGTGCAGACCGTGAGGCCAGCCGGGACGACACTGGTGAGGTTTGAGGCCAGCGAGTAGGGACAGTATTCCCATCAGAGATACCTCCGTCCGGCGAGGTACGCGGCGGCGGCGTTCGTCAGCGCGTAGCAGAGGAGGAAGACGTTCGCACCGAGCAGACTCTCGTCCTGCGTGCAGTGGGAGATGTAGTCTCCCGTAACGAGCGTACCTACGCAGAGTATCAAGACTCCGACGTTCAGCACGAAGGCTAGGCCGACTACGAGCTTCTCGAGACTACGCATCACTCCCCGAACTCCTCCTCGCCGCCGAACATGGTGACGGTGTTGATGCGGACGTCATACTCCGAGGGCTGCTCGGTAACTGCGTCTGACTCGGCCGTGATGATGCTCAAGTAGCGTCGTCCAGCGGCGAGCAGAGCCTCGTTCGGTAGCTGAACCTTGTGGTCGCCGAAGAGAACGTCAACGCCTCCACTTGAGCCAGCAGAGCCGATCTTCACCGCGACGAAGACCGTCTGTCCCTGCGTGGAGGGATCGAACGGCGGGACGTCCTGACGAGACTCTTCTCGCTCCTCGACTCGGCGAGGCACGGCGTCGTCGTAGCCCAGCAGCCAGTCTTCCTTCTGACGACCCTTCAGCCACCAGCAGTTGCGGCGCTCTCCACGAAGAGCAGCGTCCTGCCCCTGAAGGTAGCAGGTCTTGTGCTCGACGCTCTCCGGGACTAGGTTGCTCATGGGTGCACCGGAACGAGGTTGAGGACACCGTCGAGGATGTCCCACTTCACCTGAACGCAGCCCTCGCGAGGCTCGTCCCACAGGGTGAGCTTGGTTCCGTCGACGATATTCATGTAGACGACTCCGTAGAGCTCGTCAAATTCTTCGACTGACTGCTCGTCCGGCTCGGCTTGACTCTGAGGATGTGGCATGGGGTGGACCTCCTTTGCGTTGCTTACGGTGTATTGTACGCGGGCGCTACTCCGCGGGCAAGCGCGGACAGGTCCTGTAGAGGGTGCGTTGTTACGCCGAGGACGCTGCTTCACTGACCCTAAGTGATCTCGTCTCGTCGCGAAGGGTCTGGGCTATGTGGCGATTCAGTCGCGCCTGCACGGCGGTACGAAGACGTCGACGCTGTCGCCAACTCAGATTCGAGACGGGAACGCTCTTCTCCACGACTGTAGACTTCTTCATGTCGGGCCAGATGGGCTCGCGATAGCATGAGTATATCTGGCCTCGGTACAGATCAAAGATGAAGTTGTAAATCCTCAGATACTCCTTGTCGATTCTCGCCGGCATTAAGTCATCCTGGAGCACAGAGATCATCAGATCCACCAACGCGTCGTTCGCTCTATAGACGGCGCGCCCTGCTCGATAGTGTCCCAGCAGGCTCATCCGCCCATCTCCAGTCCCTTCTCCGTCTGCATGTACTCTCGTCGCTCCTGGAGCCAGAGGTCAAGAATCTCCTCGAGAGCCGACAGCGACACCCCGAGAGAGTTGACGTAGGAGACGAAGAAGTAGACGAGGTCGTCCACCTCCACCGGCAGATCCTCCTCGTGCCCGAGGCGCTGCATGATCTGTCGCCGGCAGACGTCCTCTGGCGACTCTGTGACGTTCGGTAGTGCTTGGTCAGCCACCGTAGTTCTCCCCGAAGAATGCAGCGTTGGCACGACGCACCTGCTCGTCGGTTCTATCCTCCTCGAACATGATCTGCGTCTGCACTCCCGGAGCGAACAACTCCGGATGACGTCGCGTGAGAATCGCTACGGCGTCGGCGGGACTGGGAGCTCCGCGCTCCCATCGCGGCGCGTCCGAGACTCCCGCCACCAAGAACATCCACTCTCGGTTGGAGCTCGCGATCCACTCTCGGCGGAAGCGAACGACTCGTATCTTGTAGCGCGGCATCAGTTCTTGATCTCCTCCCGGACGGCCTCGAGTATCTCGTCGCGCGTCGGCTGGTAGTCCTCCTCGCCGATGCTGTCCGCGACGCGGGTGCAGGTCTTGCAGAGATGTAGGTCGTGCTGGACGCTGGACTGGAGATCGTCCCTAAGGGCCTCCTCCGCCGCGTCGTGCAGAGACGCTCCGCTGAGCTCGAGAGCTGGATCCAAGAACATCTGCGGTATGCTCGTGCCGCAGCCGTCGCACTCGAACTGAGCGATGATGTAGCGTAAGGTCATACTCGATCTGCTCCTGAGGTTGTCGAAGTCCCGGATCGCGAGTAATCGCCGTTGCTCAAGTGATCGCGCGCGATCAAAAATCGACCGAGACTTGACTGATTGCTCGTGAGACTCCGAGCTAGAGGCGCGGAGACTGAGGTCACTCGAGATTCTCCGCCGCCTCGCGGACGAGGCTGATCAGGTACTCGTGGAGATTCCGAGGTCTCGGCTGAAGCAGAGCTACGGAGTACTCGTACACCGCCTCGGGACTGTGTCCAGAGATCGTGATGTGGAGCGAGCCGTCCGACTCTCGGAAGAGGTTCATCGTCGCCAGATGGGTGCCGATGCTAGAGGTTCTCACGACTCGAACTCTATGACGATTCGACGAGTTCGACTGATCGTGGTGCCGCCGAATCCAGCCACGGAGATCTCCTCGTCCTGGAAGAGCTGGCGAATGAACTCGTGGATGATGTCCTGGTTCAGGTCACCCGAGAGAGTACGATCCGGCGTCTCGAGGTCGGACGAGGAGTACGTCTTGATGCTGGCCTTCATGGTCTCTGATCCAGTCCGTCGAGCAGCTGGCCGAGGATGCCCTGCTCGAGAGCCGCGTCTCGTATGTCGTCGAGTAGGTCGCGCCAGGACTTCCACTGGAGGATGGTGCTCGCCCAGCGGCTGAAGAGCTTGGCGTCCTCGGGCGGCTCCTCGACGAAGTTGAAGACGTAGCCGTCGTGAGCTCTCAGGAGCTCCTCCAACTCGAGATGCAGAGTGCACGGCGGCGGAGAGTCGCGGCTGGCTGGGTCTACGTCGTAGACTCTCCACTCGGGCGTACCGACGGAGGGCTCGTAGGCGTGACCTCGGTAGTTGGTGGGGTCGGTGACGACTCCCTTGACGACCCAGATCTCGGGTCGTTGGGCAAGGCGCTCGCCGGTGGAGATTTGGTTGGCGGCTGACATGGGACGATTGTCTCCTGTTCTACGACGCTGTTCCGCAGCGGATGGTGTGGAGTGGAAATGGCGCGCCGCACACGATGCAGTGGGCGAGAGGGCCTCCGTTCCCAGGATGCATGTCGCGCACCAGGATTTCCTCGAACACCCAGCCGCAGACGACGCGATTCCCGTATCCCGGTGGGAGAGGTTTGAGAGGGCCGACGTGATGGTACTCTCGGTTGTCGTACCGGAGGTAGTGGTTGAAGAGAGAAGCCGGGGCGATCACCTCGATCGGCTCCTCGGCCTCCGTTGAGTGGAAGCGGAAGAGGGCCTGAGGTGGAGTGTGGTGGGACGATTCCATCGGGGATAAACCTCCTGTCCAAGCTAGGCTTACAGTATAAGGCGGGGTTGGTCGCGTGCCAAGCGGGGATTAGTCCAGCGAAGGGCGAGAAGTGATGGTGATCCAGTCGTAGGCAATAGCTTGGGAGTTTTGGTGAGACTAGATCAGTGGTTAGCCTAGGAGATAAGCGGTCGTGCTACTCCCAAGGTATGCTTCTGCATATTCCTTGTCTGTGCGCTAAATGCTTGTAATTGTTATGTTTTGAGTGTCTCTCGATAGTACTCTATTACTTACTTTAGGAGAATATATATAGAGGTAGTAGAGGGTACTGTAGATATACATATAGTGCTATCGCACATCAATATGGGTATCACATCAACGTATTGTAATCGGTAGTGGGCTGGCTGGCAGCGGTCGACGCATACTCCTAAGGTAAACTTGCGATCCTGGGCTGAGGCTAAGCCTTTGGTTCTGCGGTGGATTTAAGCTTAGGAGAAATAGCTTAGGAGCTGCGCTGGAATTTTAGGTGGTGCGGATAAAATACTGCTTGTCACTAGAGCAACCGGCTGCTATATCTGAGAATGCCTCCAAGGCCCTCAGCCTGGAATCGCAGCAAGGAAAAGGCCCCGTTGTGTCTCCCGGGAGACGCGGCGGGGCTGATTCCGTTTAGGGAGCTCCGTCTTCCGGTGGACCATAGAGTTCCACGAGGGAGGTACGCATCCAAGGACGATTTTCCAGGATCTCATTCCGCGTATCAGGGCTCCCGTAGCGATAGAGCTCGTTCCAATCCGGAGCCTCGTGCTCGTGACGATCCACTACATCGCCATCCTTGGTGACCTTGAAGTCTTGGTCGTACTTCTGTAGCTTACTCAGTGGGACGGGGTTCGAGCTGAAGTTTAGATCAGAACGGCGACCGAGATCGCATTTTTCGATCCGACTATTGAGCTTTTTCAGACTGAGACTTGACGGTTCGTCCACCCAGCTTCCTGACCGGAGCAGTTGGATTACCTTCCCTCTGATCTCCAGTTGGAAGAACTTTCGACTCTCCTCCGTCTCCCCGTGAACTTCGTTATAAATCGCCTCTCGAAGCATCATTCTCAGGACCGGCATGTAGTCTGGGGACACGAGACAGGACTCGAGGGCTCCCAGAATGTCCATTCTGTCGGCTGGGACGTAGATCTGCGGAAGACTTCTACTCCGATAACTGTCGCGCCCACGCGGCGGCATGTTGATCAACACATCGTCGGGATACGCTCGTCCAGCGCTCAAGATCTCCTCGCGAGTCTCTCCGAGGACCGAGATGTACTCTCTACCTCGCTTTCGAACCGGAATAGGGGAGTGAAAATAGGCCATCTAGACCCTCTCGATCTTAATCTGGACGGAAACTTCGTACTCTCCGCCCTCGAAGCGGGTCGTCGTACGTCTTCCGATGGTACGTTGCTCGCCGGGAGTCAGCCCGCTCTCCAGCGACCGCTCTACGACCTCAGCTACCTTCTGGGCCACCTCGGTCGCGGCGTCTCTTCGCCCTCTCTTCCTCTCTGGCGAGTCTAGCGGCACGGTATTCCTCCCCTTTGGCGATTGGCGATATGTTACCGCCCAAAATCTCGCCGGACAACTTCTGCTTGGTCCGTCCTCTTGGGTAGATCTGACCAACGACCTTCCCAGTTTCTGGGTGGTGTATCATAATCGCGCTGTGATCCAGCTTTCGCCAGAATACGAACCAATCCCAGTTGATCTCGGTGTCCGTCTCGCGAAGAAGATCAATCAACCACTCGTCGTCGCTGTCGTACCAGAGCCCAAAGTCGGCCCTGAACTCTCGCCTGACGACTTTTCCGGGGATTATCGCGTGTCCAGACACGACGAAGACTATTTCTCGCCTGACGGATCGGAATCGATCACCGTCCCAGCAGCTCTCCTCGGCGAACGATAGGACTTGGGACATCCTATCCGAGGAAGATGTAGAGGAGGAAGAAGATCGCGAGGACGATGACCCACCACGCTGGCCTATTGTCCCTTAGATTGCCGTCCTTGAGCATGTTGATCCCAAGACGGACGTCTGTAAGTCGTGACATAACCGAGTGCCCTACCTTGCTAACACAGCTATAATGCGCCGCCACCCCTCCAGGTTGCAAGTGCAGACTGGTCTCTGGAGAAAAGACTGCTCTCCGGAGTGCGGAGAGCTTCACACCCTATAGTTACGCGCGTAGGCTCTCAAGACGAGGTCCGCAAAATACTGCTCCGCGCGGATCAGGTAGGGGTTTACCTTTGAGAGACGCTTTGGCATATAGGGGTTGCTGGCAAGGGGCCAGTCCGCCACGGCAAGGGCGGTCATCAAGCAGGAGTACTCAGCAATGAGCAAAAATCGTAACAAGGGCGGAGCTCGCCCGCAGAACGACGGCAGCGGCGGCGCGCTCACCGTCAGCGACAGCACTGGCTCGGCCGAGGGCAAGGCGCCCGAGGGTGGCGAGTCCGGCGCTGCCGAGGCGGCTGCACCCGACCCGTTCGCCGACGTGCCGGTCACCAAGATCGGCGACGACGTGGAGTTCAGCGACTTCTCGGACACGCCCACGGCGGATCCGCGCAAGTATGCCAACGTCCACGCGGCTGCGGTCGGCGATCGCCTTCCGACGGTCAAGGGCTGGAAGCACGAGCGTGCCATGCTCGTTCCGGGTACCAACCGGAAGGAGTTCAAGCAGGGCTCGGTGTACGGCACCATCCAGCAGATCGTCAACGCTGCTGGCCGCACCGGAATCCCGGCGTACGTCGTGGCTACCAAACTGCGTCGGCTCCAGGTCGGCAACAAGCGGTCGCACTACTGCGGCACCGGCGAGGTCGCCCAGCTCCCGCCCATCGGTTGGGCCGAGGGCTGGCTGAACACGGCGATTACCAAGAACATCGCCGGCGTCCACCCGACCAAGCAGGCTCCGGCCCTCCGCGAGGAGGTCACCGAGGGCGAGGCCAACGTCAACAAGGCCGAGTCGCAGGGCAAGCTCGCAGCCAACGGCTGACGCTCCCCGCGACAAAGGGTCCCCGCCGAGGCTTGCTTGCCCTCGGCGGGGATTTCTTTTGCCTCGGCGTCGTGATCACGCTGAGATCCCATCTTGAGACGCGAGAGAAGAGAGAGAAGAGCGGTGAGTACGCCCCGCTGCGGCTGGCCTAGGGCGGCTGCTCCAAAGCCCCTCGAGGACCCCACAAACCGCTCCTACAGCACGTCTACGGGTGCGGGCGCTACACGGGTACCCGTGTGGGCGAGATGCGCTGTAGGATGCCTCTCAGAAAGCTCCAGTGGCTAACTCAAACTGTTGCGCGTGGAGCAGGGCGCGGCTAACCTACGTAGGTAGGCAAAGGAGGATCTCCACAATGCAGGCCGCATTACTCAGCAGCGTCTTCCAAGGCGCTATTCCGCACTTCCCAGCGAGCACGGGGTTCGGGATTATTAACTTCGTGCAGTCGTGCCGTCATCCGCGCGACGCCGTCGTGCTGTGCTATCGGAACGAGTCCGGCGTAGACGAGTTCGTCGTGTGGACCGCCAACATGATCGAGGGCGGTTGCCACGTCGGCTCGTACTGCTCGACGTTCGATCAGGCGTGGACGGAGTTCCAACGTCGCGTGGGGAGTCTGAGCTGATGCCTCTCACCCGCGAGCAAGTCATCGTCACGCGCTTCTGCGTCGAGGCCGAGATCAAGCGCGTGGAGAAATTCGTCGAGGAGCACGGCGGATTAGAAGATCCTCTGAACAATCCGTTTAAGTTCTGGCTGGAAGTCGCGCGCGATGCTCAGCAAGAGCTCATTAATCAGCAAGAAGGGAAGTAATCATGGGTTCAATGCGTTTCATGTCCACGATGGACGGTCGCCCGCCGAAGCTCTTCAGCTTCGACTCGTCTCCTGGTCACGCGATTGCGGTCGCGCTCGGCGATCTGGACGAGAAGTCCTACCAGAGCGAGCTCAAGGAAGTCCTTCCCGACGGCGAGGAGGTCTATGAGATCCGTATGCGTCGCGCGCAGACCGACGTCAATCCCGGCCCCCATCCGCTCTGCAAGGTGGGAGTAATCCACTACAAGCAGCCGTCGTACATGAGCAATCTGCGCTAGGCGCTGGAGGAAGGCCGCGCTATTCTGAAGGGGTAAGGCAAAGGAGGCGGTTATGTTTCTGCAGTCCTTCCGACCCCCTCGCGGGGTCAGTCGGCAGCCCGTTCCAAATCAGAGGGCGCGCTGGGCGTTCCTGTGCGGCATCGGACCGCTGGAGAATCCGTATCCAGTCGGCTCGGCCGAGGCTATTGCCTGGACGGCCAACTGGTTCCAGGAGAAGCAAGACATGGACGAGATGATCATCGCTCTGTGTCACGAGAGAGGGAGGTTAGGCAAATGAGCGAGAAGAGCAAGGCGGATTTGGAGCGCGTCAAGCGCGTAATCCAGGCTCTGCAAGCCAAGACGCAGGACAACGGCTGCACGGAGGAGGAGGCGCTCGCCGCCGCCGAGAAGCTCGGTCAGCTGCTGGAGGAGCACAACCTCAACATCGACGAGGTCGGCGTCCGTGACGAGACGGCTGAGTGTCGCAAGAACGAGGTCTTCGCGGCTGACGACTTCGCCGGTACGCTGGTGGTCGGCATCAAGCACTTCTGCGGCATCATCGCTTACCGCGAGCACGGCTCGGGTCACGCGGGCAAGTACGTGTTCTTCGGCACGGCGCACGACGTGGAGATCGCTCTGTATCTCTACGAGATTTGCGCCGAGGCGATGGACAACGACTGGCAGTCCTTCATGGACAGGCACGGCTACTCCATGAAGAAGCGTATGTCGTTCCGCGCTGGCTTCGCGCATCGCGTGTACGATCGCCTGATGCAGATGAAGCGCGAGCGCGACGAGCGTAGTCGCAAGGCGACCGGAACGGCGCTAATGGTCCTCAAGGATCAGCTCGTAACCGAGGCGTTCCAGCGTCAGCTCGGCATCAAGCTGGTGAAGTCTCGCGAAAGTCGCAATATGGCGGCAGATCCCAACGCGTACCGCGAGGGTATGGCGGCCGGAGCTCGCGTCAATCTTAACAATCCGCTCGGTAATCCGGCCGGGAACAATCAGGCTTTGGCGGGCGACTGATGCGCGGGTACAGTGGGGCATTGGCAGCAGGAGAATAGTCAATGCCCCGCTCAGTTCTCACGCCCGAAATGATCGCCCATGCAGACTCAGTCTACGCTAAGGCGGGCTTTGTTCCTCGCCGCAAGGGTCAGCGCTACCCTGCGCTCGCGTGGGGCCTCTGCGACTTCTACGATCAACAGGGTCGGGCGCACAAGACAGTCGCCAATCCAGTCATCTCTCTGGTGGAGTATCTCGGCACCTTTCAGGGCTGGGATCATTACGGCAGCATCACCACCTACCGCGCCTTCGCGGTTCGTCTCAAGGATGGGTCGGTGGTCGCTGGGTACAGCCGTGACGAAGACTCCTACGTGCTGTGTCAGCATCAGGGCTACCTCCGCAACCGCCCGAGTTAAAAGGCGGTAATCATGACCACCTAGGTTGTAGCTTGACCCAATCTGGTGTATAAGTTGTCTGTTGGGTACAGGGGCAACTGAAGGAGCACCCACATGACGCAGTTCAGTAGAGACGGTCTAGTAGTCGCACGACACCCCGGATCGAGGCTCTTCCTCGCAGGAGGAGTAAGGTCTCATCCGGCCTTCGAGGGTCCGTCCGAGCGGACCATCTTCTTCAAGAGCGAGACGGCTGAGGCAGAGCTCAAGGCGATGCACATCCCGCCGAGCTCCGTGGAACTAGTCGGCGCCAAGCTCTCGCTCGCGATCGGCTGAGGCCCGTCTGGACTAGTCTCGGGGGCATAGCTAGTCCAGGCCCGGAGGCGGCGGTGACGGACCCACCTCCCTCGTCTCACCGCCGCCTCGCAGGGATCAGTCCACCGTGGTGCCACGACTAAAGCGACTGTATGCTGTAAGGGTAGGCAGCAACAGGAGTCGCACGTGGCACAGCAGTTCAAACAACGCTCCGATCTTCTTCTCGCCGTCCAGGACGTCTTGGATCCCGACGGCACTACGCAGGCGCCTGAGTTCACAGCCATCGCTTACGCCGTCAACTCCCTCAAGATGGACGTTGCGTACACCATGTTCGACGATCAGGTTGACGTGATGCCCGCCTGCTTTGAGATGCTACCCGAGGAGGTATGCTCCTCGTGGTCGGGCTCGGCCGAGAAGTCGCTCGGTTACGGCGGCTGCGCGATTCTGCGGACCCAGCATGGCAACGGTCTTCGCGTGTGGCTAGGTGGCTCGCATCTCGCCTCCGCCACGGGCTTCGTCATTCTGCCGTCCGCTTGCGTAGAGGTACTCGGTCTGTAGCGATCAGTCCGTACTTGCGCTTTGAGCAAAGGCGTGGCAGAGTTCTTGTGTTGGTTGCATCAAGGAGGAACGCCCCATGCCAAGTCAATTTCCGCAGATGTTCGGTGCGCCGCAACCCTCGTTCGAGCTCGTCGGGCAGGACGGCAGCATCGAGGTCTCGCGCACGTCGATGTTCACGCGGCAGCGGAACACGATGCGTCTACCGATAACTCGCGAGCAGTTCGGTCGCTGGCAGGCCGGAGCGTTGATCCAGGACGCGTTCCCGCATCTCACGCCCGACCAGCGCGAGTTCATTCAAACGGGCGCGACGCCCGAGGAGTGGGCGAAGGTGTTCCCGCCCGAGGAGGAAGACGAATGATTACGCTTCTCGCACTCGCCGTAGCGGCGGCAGCGTCTCCCACGACGACGCTTCTCTGCCAGACGTCCGGCTTTCAGGACGTCACGCTCTCGCTCAACGAGCAGCGAGGAGAGGCCTCCTGGGAGGTTCCCTCTCGCGGGACGTCGGGAGTCTCGCCGGCTGTCTTCGCTCCCTCCACCGTCGTGATCGAGGGAGCCGCGACGAGAGTGGTGGATCGTAGCACGCTGGACTATACCGTCGGTGCGATGCAATACGGTCAGTTCATTCCGTTCTCTCGCGGCCACTGCACGGTCGTCTCCGCTCCGGAGCGTAAGTTCTAGAGCAGTCCACGCTTGGCGCGCGACGGAAGCCACCGCATACTGCAAGGGTAGGCGGCAGTAGGAGTTAGGGCCGTGTTTCTCTGTACCATCGGGTGTGTCTGACAGGTCGCCCGCCCAAAAGTCAGCCGAGGGATGGCGGTGCGCGTCCATCTCCCGCAGCGGGCGCTATGTCCGCTCAGGCATTCCGCGAGTCAATCGCTGCTGCCGTCCGGACGCGGCTCAACGTCCGGCTTCGCAAGCCGTGGTTCTCACCACGGTTTCCGTTGAGAAAGGGGAAGATATGATTGGCGAGGCAATACGGGCGGAACTCCGCCGCCCGCTGGAGGGAGACCGTCGCTTCGTCCACACCACGCAGGTCGCGTCGTGGGACAGGGCGGGGTACTTCGTCGTCCGGCATCATCCGGAGCACATCGCAGCCGTTCTGGCCGAGAAGGCTCGCATCCGCGTCCAGGAGGACGTCGCGGCGTACCGTCGTCTGCTGACGCTGGAGCGCAACATGCGGTTGTTCGGCTGATGTGCAGGGCAGCGAAGATCTTACTCTGCGTCGCGTGGGTCTTGGCGTGCTGCCTCCTGGTGCTCGTCGTCGGCCCAGGATAGAGGCGTCCGCGCTTGCGCGCCGAGAAGCCCGAGCGTATCCTGCAAGGGTAGCAAGCAAAGGAGCTCACAATGCACCTAGTTGATCGCCCCGCCATCGGCGAGGTCAACGGTCTGCCCTACGGCACGGGCGTGGCGTACCACGATCAGTGGCGCGACGCTCGCACGGTGGACTGGGCCGAGCCTCACCTCAGGGTAGTCCGGTTCCGGCTGCTCAGCGATCCGGGCCTTCCGTTCTGGGACGTCTCGTACTGTCTGGGCGTCCTGGCTCACACGGACGAGCACGTTCGCGTGGAGTTGCCGTTCAGTCAGCTTCCCAAGCGCGGCTGGAAGCGAGCCGTTGTCGAGCACGCGATTCGCGACGGAGTCCACGCTGCTCGGCTCGGCATGTTCGACAACGCGAGCACTCTCTGCTAGGAGAAGTCCAATGCTAGAACCTCAGTGGCAGCACGACTGTAGCGGCTGCATCTTCCTCGGCCAAGTCGGGAGCAAGGACGTCTGGCAGTGCGACGGGATCGACTTGATCCTCCGTCACGGGTCGTCGCCGGAGGAGAACGCATCTCTGCCGGTGGACATCGTTCGCCTGCATCGCCGTCACATTCCGGAGTGGAACATGGCACTTCAGCTCTTCGACGCCTACATGCTCGGTCGCGAGCGGGCGCTGGTTCGGTAGGGAGGTAGGAATGACTCAGGGTATATTCCACGTGACGCTCCGCGGCGAGGACGGATCCATCTTCACTCGCGAGTTCAGCGGATCGCCGGAGTACATTCTGGAGAAAGCTCGAGAGCTCTGGCCAGAGGCCGAGGTTCTGGATTGGTTCGACCCCGTGGAGAGGGAGGAGGAGATCTATCGTCGCGTCTGTCGGCGTATGGACGACGAGGACGTTTACCACGACGACTAGGATCAGTCTGCGCTAGGTGCGCGAGCAGGATCGAGGCATACTGCAAGGGTAGGCAGTAAAAGGACTTGGGCCATGTCGGCACCTCAAGAGCTCATTGATTTACTCCGCGCCAGCAACGTGCCGGTCTTCGTAAAGACCGACAACTACGTGCCCGCGCACATCGGCCTCGTCCCAGGGTCGCGCACAATCGGGGACGATTGGGACGAAGAGCGTATGCGCGACTATCTGTACGGCGAGGCGTCCCTCAACAATCGCGGCGGCTACGCTCAGCGCGGCTACGTCATGATCTTCTTGGGCGACGCCAAGTATCACTCATGGGTGCGCGCCTATCGCGTCACGTTCACAGGCGACGTCGCCACTGGCTCTTATCTCTGGGAAAGGATTGACTAATGCGTACGATCACTCACAGCAACGGTCTCATGTTCTTCGTCGGCATCGTCGCGCTCGCCAGCGGATTTCTGCTCGGCTCGCGCGTCGCGCCTCAGCCGCTCAACAGCGAGCTCGCCGACGCTCAGGTCGTCGCACAGAACCGCGACGTGCGCTGGATTGCCTACGGCTGCGAGGGCAACTCCACGATCATCGCCCGCGACATGCCGGACGTCATGCAGTGCCGCGAGGCTCGCCGGCTGAGCGAGGTTCAGTCGTTCGGCGTTCCTCCGCGGTACTGAGTCGCTCGTCGTTTGACGGGACGGATCTGATATACGATCAGCTCCGTCCTCATCTCGTCTCTCTGCGTCGTGATCACGTCCGGAGGTAGAGGGCGATCTGGACGAAGATCTAGGCGCTTCTCTGCACTCCTCTCGGCGTCCTTTTGCTGCGGCGCCAAACACTCGGTTCACCGCGCCAAACACTCGGTTTGCCGCAAATCTGGTCCGCGCCGCCGCGCCAAGGTTGCCATGCTGCCAAGGTGCGCGCATATACAGGCCAGCCGTTGCCATTGGGGCAGCGGCCAGCAAGCAAAGGTACAAACAACATGGCAAACCGTAACAACAGCAAAACCGCCGCCACTGCCAACGCCAAGGTAGCGCCCGCCTTGCGCGCCGCTGCCATTGTGGCGCGGCACGGCATGGCAGGGCAGGCGCGCGCCATTGCCGCTACTGGCGCAGCCGCCGCTAGCGCCAAGCGTTACAGCGCGCGCCTTGGCAGCCTTAACCCCGCATTTGCGGCCGCCACCTTTACGCTAACGCCACTTGGCAAACAGGCAGTGGCGGCCAACGGTTGTATTGGCAGCAAGGGCCAGCCAACAGTTATGGGCTTGTTTGCCGTAGCGTTGGCTAACGCCACAGCGGCCAACAATGGCGCGCCCGCCACAGGGCAGCAAGTTTGCTTGGCAATGCTTGGCAACCCGCAGCTTATGCAAGCTGCCTTGGCAACTAAGGCAGCAGGCACGCACCTAATACCCGCCAACACAACGGCAATGGGCTGGGCGCAGGGCTATGTTAACGGCTTGTGCCGTAGCGCGCACGGCCTAGCCAAAAAGGCACTAGCCTAACGCCTAGGGGCGCGGCTAACCGCCGCGCCCCAACCCGCCACACAAGCAAAAGGTAACGCAACATGTACACGCCAACACAAGCCAAGCCAGCCGCCGCGCCAACCCGCGCAAGCTACATGCGCGCCGCCCTGTACCATTACGCGCCCGCGCCCTATGCGCCGCGCCGTTACGGCAAGGTGCGCAGTATGGCCGCAATGCTGGCAAGCTATAGCCCCAAGGTACGCCAAGCTTACATGGCGCGGCAGTGGGCGCGCATTGCCAACGGCCAAGCGCCTAATTGGCCGCGCAAAAGCTAGGCCGGTTTTAAGCGCCACACAGGGCCGCAACCCGCGCCCGCTACCTAGGTAGCGGGCGCTTTGCTTTGCGCCTGTACGTGCACGCTAGGTGGCATAGCGGCCAAGGCGCTATGGTACCTAGGCCCCATATACCCCACGCCCACCACGCGGGCCTCAGTCACTGTAGGCGCAGAATTCTCTCGAAAATTCGAAGAATTCTCACTCCTCTCATCGTCACTTGTCAACCGACCTCCCTCCATGCTACATCGGCCCCTAACCCTTAGACTGGGACATTCAGCTTGGCCGATCCCACCACAAACGCCTACGCTCGTGCTCAGCGAATCGGCACTCCTCGCTCGCACCTCGCCACGACTCTCGCCATCCCGGGAGCCATGGACCTCGCCCCCGATCTCTCCTACTCAAACAAGTTCGACATGTGGGCGACTCTCCGCGACTGCTACGACGGAGAATCCACGATCAAGAACGCCGGACAGCAGTATCTCCCGAAGCTGGCCGCGCACAAGGACGGTGACTACGACGTCTACAAGTCGCGAGCCTACTTCTACAACGCCGTTCGCCGCACCCATCGCGGACTCATGGGAAGTCTTTTCCGGAAGCCAGTCGAGTTCACCCTACCGGCATCTCTCAAGTCGCGACTCAATCTAAATCGCATCAGCATCGACGCCAAGTCGGCCGCCGACTTCTGCAGGATCCTCGGTCACGAGGTACTCCTCACAGGACGATTCGGCATTCTGGCCGACTTCAAGGACTCCAACTGGCAGTCGCCGTATCTCGCGGGCTACATCGGCGAGAATATCTTCTCGTGGCGCACGAGGGTCTGGAAGGATCGCGAGGTAGTCGATCGCGTAGTCCTCCTGGAGCAGGAGCCGATTCTCAGCGACTACGGCTTCACCACTCAGCTGCTCGTTCGCATTCTTCGCCTGGATCCCAACTCCGAGGGTACGGATCTCGTCTACAGTCAGACCGAGATTCGTCCCGTGATCAATCCCACGGCGTCGGAGTCCGGTGTTCAGCCGACGGTGACTCAGATTCCCATCAAGGTGCGCGCCGGTCGCACTCTCAACTACATTCCCTTCGTGTTCGTCAACGCGACCAACACCCGACCAGACGTGGGGCCTGCGCCTCTCGAGGACATCGCGACGATCAACATCTCGCACTACCAGAGCACGGCGCATCTGGAGCACGGACGATTCTACGCGGGTATGCCGACCTACGTCACGTCGGGCAGCGCCTCGGCGCAGATGCCCGGACTTCCCGAGGGGGTCGCGAACCCCTCACCGCTCACGGTCGGCCCCAGCTACGTCTGGGAGCTGGAGGAGAACGCGAAGGCGTGGCTGCTGGAGTTCAACGGTCACGGGCTGACGTTTCTGGAGAACGCTGTCGACTCGAAGCAGCTCCAGATGCAGTCGCTCGGTGGTCGCCTCATCTCCTCGACCCGCAGAGCCGCTGCCCTGAGTGACGAGGCATGGCAGCTTCTCGAGACGGGGGATGAGGCGACCCTGATGGACGTGGCGTGCACGGCCGACGAGGCGATGAGCACTGCGATCGCCTACATGGGCGACATCATGGGGCAGATTCCAGACATGAGCGATCACGGCGTGGTCGTGGAGTTCAACAAGGAGTTTGTTCGCTCGGAGCTCACGGCTCGCGAGCTTCGTGCTCTTCAGGCTCTTCGCGAGCGCGGTCACATTCCCGAGGACGTGATGTACTACGCGCTGCGGGAGGTCGGGGTCATCCCGATCGAGTACACGCTGGAGGACTTCAAGGCGCTGATGGCTCGGAAGGATCAGCAGTACGAGCCGCCGCTGCCGCCCGCCTCGGGAGGCCTCGACACAGGACCGGCCGGAGGCCCCACTCCGGGAGTTCGGCCTCAGACTAAGCCTAATCCTGCAAACAATCCCTCTGGAGGAAGTCCGGACTAATGTCTATGCAGCGATATCTGCTCGACGTCCCTCCGGGATTCGAGAACCAGCCCATCCTGTTTATGCTCACGATGTTCTCGCTTCTCATGGTCACCCTGCTCTCTCTGGAGTGGCTGTGGCGCATCTCGTGGGGATGGTTCGAGAATCCTTACCCGACGCGTCATCCCATCACTGTTCTGCGCATCATCCTGTTCTGCATCGCCATCAGCATTCTGATGCGCGTCGGGCCGCTGGTTGCTCGGTTCGCGCTCTGGAAGTCTCTCGACTTCGAGGGACGAATGATCCTCTATCAGTGGAGTCACGGCCTGGACGTCGTCTCCTTCTTCCCGTGGAGCTTCGCTTGGCTCGTCGGCTACCTGACGATGCCCATGCTCCACTATCAGCTGGACAAGAAGCCGCTGCCGATGCATCTGTGGCCGACCGCCTCTCAGCTGAAGCGCCCGCTCAAGATTGGTGTAGCTGCGTTCCTGATCGCGATGGCGATCACCTTCTACGGGTGAGCCGTGCTGCTCGCCCGCTATACTCACATAGACTATCATCTTGTGGCGCTTTCGTCAGGGGTAGTGGGCGTGACCAGCGGGATTCCAGACGGGATGGTCTCACTGGGAGTAGGGCTTTTGGGCGTGGCTCTTGCTCGGTGGGTCTTCGTAAACAAGCAGTATCGTGAGACGAATCGTCAGCCGAGGCTAGGCGAGACGCTTCCTCTCACTCTAGTGGCGATGCTGGTCGCAGGAGTACTGATTTGGGATCGAAAGTTCAGCGTATCTACAAGCGCGTTCGTGGGGCTTGGCGTCGGTTGGACGGCCGTCCTTCTTCTCGACATTCTCGGAGACTTTGTGCTCACGAAGATGAAGATCATGTTCAGTGCGGGGCCGGCGAGTCCGAACTTCCCGAAGAAGGGTGATCTCTCGGGACACGACGGAAGAGTAATCTCCAACGACGTTAATCTCCCGGAGGATATGATTCAGAAGCTCGCGCAGCTCGACGAGGAGGATCCGGTGTATCTTCCTCCCAACGTGCCGAGAGGAGGCGATCGTGGGTCAGGTGAGTAAGTATCTTCGCAGAGGAGACTACGGTCCGGGTGGAGTGAGCTACTACTTCTGGTGTCCGGGCTGCGAGGAGCTGCACTGCTTCGTGACGCAGCGCTCTCTCGACTTTCGTCCTCAGGGTCCCTGCTGGGACTTCGACGGCAACGTGGACTGTCCCACGTTCAACCCGTCGCTCATCATGTGGACTGGGCACTACGCAGATCAGCGCCACGGGATTCAGAAGGAGTCCTGCTGGTGCACCTACAACGAGAAGCTGATCGCGGAGGGTAAGGAGCCCTCCGGCTTCAAGTGCGGAATCTGTCATCTGTTTCTGCACGGCGGTATGCTTCAGTTTCTCGGCGACAGCACTCACGCGCTAGCTGGGAAGACGGTGTCTCTTCCAGAGTTGCCTCCCGAGCATCAGGACGAGTAAAAAGGGCTTGTCAGGGCCTGCGTCACCTGCTATATGACGATTCGCTGCCGACGGGGTCGGTGGTCTTGGTCGGCGGGGTCGACCTAGCAGGAGACTAAAATGCCCGAGTTGATCTACGACAAGGCCGAGGATGTTCCGGCCGCTCTCAAAGACATCGCTAAGGAAAAGGACGGCAAGTTCATCGCGAACGTCGTCGCCAAGGCGGAGCTGGACGACTTCCGCCAGCGGAACATCAACGTCTCGCAGGAGCGAGACAATCTCCAGAGCACCATCGGCCGACTGACGACGGATCTAGCTCTCGACCCGCAGAACCTGGACGGGTTCGTAGACGAGGTCAAGGAGCTTCGCGATGTGAAGCAGCAGGTGGACGACGGCAAGCTCGTCAAGGACACCTCGCTCGCTCAGGCGGTGGAGTCCAAGACCGCCGAGATGCGTCGCTCGTACGAGGAGCGCATTCGCGGACTGGAGCATTCCAACAAGACGCTCACCTCGGACAACGAGAAGCTGAAGAGCGACGTCAACCGCTCCATCATCGATCGCGAGGTTATGAAGGCCATCGGCGACCCCAAGTCTGGCGCGCGGCCGGAGGCGACGCAGCACATTCTCCGCGAGGCCTACGAGGTCTACAAGGTGGAGGACGGGAAGCTCGTTCCGAAAGACGCCAGCGGCAACGTGATCTACGGTACGGACGGTGCCTCCCCGATGAGTCCGAAGGAGTGGCTCGTCAAGCAGCAGGAAGCGACGCCCTTCTTCTTCAAGGAAGCGCAGGGCGGCGGAGGCGGAGGCGGCGGCGGAAACGGCGCAGGACCTCTCTCGCCCGCAGCCATCGCCGAGATGTCGCCGGAAGAAAAGATGAACTATGGCCGCGAGCACGGCCTGGACGGCCGTTCCCGATAGAAGGAGGTAGGGGTCGCCTAATCCTCGTCGGGCGACCCTCCTCATAGAAGGCGAGAGTCGTGTCTAGTGAAGGCTACGTCATCTCAAACCCTAAAGGGAATAATCGGGATCTCGAGATTCACTTCCGGGGAAGAAACGGCTCTCAAAAGAAGTTCAAGACTCTACGGCCTGGAGAGGCGTGCCGCTGTGACAAGCGACTCGTCACTATAATGGAAAAGGCACGCCCTCCACGGCTTCAGCTCCTCAAGAACGGTCAGCTCGTCAAAGATCGGAAGAGGTAAGTGTCCGAGAGGGTGCGCCCCGCTCTCTGCACCCTGTTTCTCGTAGTGCTGGTCATTGGCTTCTGTAGCCACTCTCAGAACACGGCGCACCGCCAGCTAACCCGCACAAGCCAAGGCACCCACGCACGCGCTCGATGAGGCATCTGAGGCCTCCCAGGTTGGTCGCAAAAGTTTTTTGCCAACGGGGGCTTGCCAAACCCTCAGATCTGCGGTATAGAGCTGTGAGTAGAGCTTCACGGAGCTCTGCCTCCGCGGCCGAGCCGCAGCACAGACGAGGAATTTGACCATGCCCATGACTCTCGTGGAGGCCGCGAAGCTCGAGACCCGCAATCTCGTGCGCGCTGGCGTCATCGAACAGTTTGCTCGCACTTCGGAAATTCTCCGCGTCCTTCCGTTCCAGAATATCCAGGGTAACGCTCTCGCCTACAACCGCGAGGAGCAGCTTCCTGGTGTCGCCTTCCGCGCGGTGAACGAGGGATATCCGGAGAGCGTCGGCGTCATCAATCCGGCGACCGAGACCCTGTACATCGCCGGCGGCGATCTGGACGTCGATCGCTTCATCATCCAGACGATGGGTGCGGGAGTTCGCTCCACCCACGAGAACATGAAGATCAAGGCGCTCGCTCAGGCATGGACGACCAAGTTCATCAAGGGCGACACCACGCTTCAGCCACGCGAGTTCGACGGCCTTCAGGTTCGCCTGACGGGCTACAATCTGCTCTCGGCGGGTACGGACGGTCCCACGGGAACGAACGCTGCGGGCGGCGATGCTCTCTCGCTCGACGTGCTCGATCAGGCGATCGACAAGGTGCCGAACGCCAACGCGATTCTTATGTCGCGCGCGCTGCGTCGCAAGTTCAAGGCGGCGCGGAACAACGTCAACATCTCGGGCCAGATCGGCCTGGAGAAGGATGACTTCGGTCGTCCCGTCCAGACCTACGCCGGTCTTCCCATTCTCACCACCTACGGCGATGCTGTCACGCCCGACCCGCTCGGCTTCAACGAAGTCAGTCCGGGCGGCGGCGCGAACACGAGCACGTCGGTCTATGTTCTGAACTTCGGCATCGACGGTGTCGCAGGCATTCAGAACGGCGGCATGGACGTGCGAGATCTCGGCGAGCTTCAGTCGCTCCCGGTCTATCGCACTCGCGTCGAGTGGTACTCGGGATTCGGTATCTTCAACGGCTCGGCCGCGGTCCGAATCCAGGGCATCAAGAACGCCGCTCTGGTCGCCTAACGAGAGCGGAAAGGAGATTCTGCAATGGGAACTCAGCGTAACGTCATGAACGCCACGATGGATGCGTCTCTTCAGCTGAAGGACGCGGGCGTTCTCACGGCCTCGGGTGCCGGTCAGGTGGGCGGCGTCAATCGCGTCGTCAATCTCGGTACGGGTGTCGTCAGCGGCGCGTTCGTCGTGGACATCTCGGCTCTGGACGTCACCAGCGCGGACGAGACCTACGACATTCGCCTCCAGGTGTCCTCGGACGCCACGTTCGCGACGGACGTGACGATCGCGGCTCGCGTGGTCGGTGGGGCGTCGGCAGCCACGGCTGGTCAGGACGTCCAGGGAGTCGGTCGCCGCACCGTGCCGTTCAACAACATCGGCGAGGATGGGGCTCCGAAGCCCTATGCTCGGGCGTATCTGGCGGCGGGCGGCACCACGCCCTCCATCAACTTCGCCGCGATGATCACGCAGAATCCGCTTCCGTAATCGGGGCGGCGGAAAGGAGTGAATTGACATGACGGTACGTGAAGGAATGCTCCCCTCTGCGATGGTCCCGGGATTGGTGACCGTTGAGGACAAGAAGGGTCGTCGCCAGAACCTCTATCCGGTGGACGCGAAGGAACTTCTCAACGCGCAGGGCGACGAGTACAAGCTCGTCGAAAACGGTGCCATCGAGGCGGCTCGTCTCGCGGCAACGCCTCTTCGCTCCGGCATGGCGGCGAACATTCCCGACGATCACATCGTCGCGGAAGTCTCCGGCATCGCTGGCCGCGTCGTCGTCGGCGAGAATGCCAAGGACGCGGAGAAGATCCGTCAGTCGGGCGAGAACGACGGCGAGCCTGTGAAGGCCAAGGGTCCGACCTCCGCCTCGGAGCAGGACGCCGAGAAGGCCAAGCAGTCGGCCGCTCAGGGCGACGGCAAGAAGGCCGAAGGTCAGGGCGACGGCAAGGCAGGTCAGTCGGGCGCTTCCGGCCAGAAGTAATCAGTTCCGCCAGCCAGCGGACTGAGCGCCCGTCGCAGTCGTCGCGCTGCGGCGGGCGCTTTCATTAGAAGGGGTGTTCTAGAAGTGCCGACAATCCCAGCTCCGGTGGACTCAGATGGGAACATCACGCTACCGCGAGCTGGGGCGGTCGTGATTCCCGTGCGGATGCAGCAGGCTGACGGGACTCCCATCGACGCCTCTGCTCTCACTCTTCGCTTCGTCGCCGGCACTCGTCTCAACAAGCTTCTGACGGACGACGCGTCGTTCGCAGGTGGAAAGGTTCTCACAATCGAGGAGGCTGAGGCGGCTGAGTTTTCTTCGCACTGGATCAACTTCTCGGTGCTAGACGAGACGAACGACCCAGCCGTTGAGATCTGGCCTGGAAAGATTCGGCGAGGTGATCAATGACCGACGCGGTCATCCTACGCCAGCAGTCAGTCGTCACCTTGGTTCAAGGCGATCCTACGCCCGTCGTTACTCAGGTGCAGGCTCCGACTGTTCTGATTCAGCGCGACGGTGTTCCCGGAATTCAAGGTCCTCAGGGACCGGAGGGCAACGGGATTCAGACGACCTTCGTCTACAATCAGGCCTCGGCTGACACAATTTGGAACATCTCCCACAATCTCGGTAGATTCCCGTCCACCACGATTGTGGATAATCTCGGCAGGGAGCTTCTCGCAGAGGTCACGTATCTCGACGCGAACCTCCTCAGCGTGGCGTTCGATGTTCCCGTCTCCGGAACGGCGTATTTGAATTGAGGAGTACCAGACCATGAAGATGGTTGTCAATCTCGACCTCAACAAGCTCCAGATCCAGAATCCGGTTCTGCATCCTCTCGCTTCTGCTCCCGGGACTCCGGTCACGGGTCAGATGTACTACGACACGGCTCTCGGAGCTCCCCGCTGGTACGACGGCACGGCCTTCACCAACAAGGCCACGGACTCAGCTCTGCTCGGCGGAAGTTCTCTCGCGAATGTTCTCAATCGCGCGAATCACACCGGAACACAGCTCGCCGCTACGATCAGTGACTTCGGCACAGCTGTTCAGGCCACGCGTCTGGATCAGCTGACGGCTCCTACAGCCGCCGTTAATCTCAACGGTCAGAAGATCACCAATCTAGCGACTCCGACGAATCCGGGCGACGCGGCGACGATGGGGTACGTCGACAGCTCAGTTCAGTCAGCTGCGGCTGGGATCGACGGCAAGCCATCAGTTCGTGCCGCCTCTACGGCGAACGTCACGATCTCCGCACCAGGAACAGCTATCGACGGCGTCACTCTGGCTAACGGTGATCGTGTTCTTCTGAAGAACCAGACTACGGCGTCGCAGAATGGCGTCTACGTCTTCAATGGCTCTGGCTCTCCTCTGACTCGCGCCGCCGACGCTGACCAGAACAATGAGCTGACTCCAGGCGCCTTCTGGTTCGTCGAGGAAGGCACGACTAACAGCAAGACTCAGTGGCGTATCGAGAACACGGGCACGATCACCGTCGGTACGACCGCCATCACCATCAATCAGTTCGGTGCCGCCGCTGGATACACTCAGGGCAACGGCATCACCATCAGCGGCAACAGCATCGCAGTCAACGCTGCCGCTGGTGGCGGAATCTCGGTGGCCGCTGGCGGCGTGTCGGTTGACACTGCCGTAGTCGTCCGTAAGTACGCGTCGGACATCGGCGACGGTACGAGCACGACTATTACCGTGACTCACAATCTCGGCACTCAAGACGTGACGGTATCCGTGCGAGAGAAGGCCACGAACGCGATGGTCACAGCGGACGTCGTCGCCAACGGTGTCAATACGGTACAAGTCACGTTTGCCTCAGCTCCGGCTGCGAATAGCTATCGCGTAGTCGTTCACGCATAAGGAGTCGTTGTGAAGGTCCTCGGGCCTCTAGTTCTCCCACACAGAACGGCTCCAGGCTCTCCCGCGGATGGAGAGCTGTGGACGACTACGACGGGTCTCTTCGTAAGAATAAATGGAGCTACCGTAGGTCCTCTCAGCACCGGAGGAGGAGGCTCGGCAACTCCGGGCTGGACCACGACGGCTACTGGAACAGGTACTTCGCAGGATGTCACTCTTCCCGAGTCTGGTCTAACTGTCAACGACGTCTTCGTCTTCGTGAGGGGTGTGTTTCAGCGTCCCACGACCGACTACACCATCGTTGGAGCGACTCTAACTCTCACGAGCTACGCTAGTGGCGACTCCATCACGATAATCAAGCCCGCCACTAATCCCTCCATTCTAGGATGGGACGGTGGTATCGACGGGTTGATGGCTGACGCCGAGACTATCAATCTAGGCTTCGCTCCGAAGGCCATCAATCTCACCACTGCTAATTGTCAGGTGTGGGCACTCACGGGGGCCACGGCGTCGACAGTTCTGACTCTGTGGAAGAAGACCTCGGTCGGCGCTACCCCTGTGCAAATTCTCACCGCCACCTTCGCCGCAGGAGGTTCTGGAGGAGCTCAGGCGGCGACTATTAGCATGACGAACGCAGCGATAGAGAGCGGAGCTATGGTCTACTGGACCGGCCCTGCGACTGCCGACGCGACGCTTGCTAATATAGCCTATATGATCAGGTAGCCGCGATGTTTACCTTCGCGGCAGCACAGCGTTTTTCAAATGCCTACGGTTCTTCCGTAGTGAGTCGTAGCTTCAGCTTCGCCTCAGGCTATAGAATTATTTGCATCTGGTTCGCCGATAATTCCACGCGGACAATCTCCAGTGTGGTTTGCAACGGTAACTCGTGCGTCAGGATAGATACTGGTTCTACTTCGGACGCTGTTCAAATATGGGCTGATACTTCTGGTTCTCGCACCGCAGCGAGTGAGACAGTAACTGTAACCTTCAATCTTACTGTAGATCTAGTCATGCTGGGCGGGGTTACGGCTAACTCTTCTCTAGACATTAGTCCCATCTTCACTACTCGACTGAGTGGATCAATAGCAGACCCGAAGGTCTACCCATCTCCGATCAATGTACCGGACGCCGGTGCTGCTCTGAGCTTTAACGTATTCTCCGCGAGTGGGGGAATAACCCCGAAGAACGGCACAGAGATCGGAGAGCTAGTTGACGTCAGTAGCTATGAGTGGGTAGAATTCGGACAGGGAATCTACAATGTAACGTGGAACTCTGGATCTCAGAGTACTACGGACGGCGTTACGATTGTCTTTGAACCGATTACACCCTCCAGCACGGTCACTGAGACAGCCATCTATAATTTCAACGGAGCTACTCCCGGGGCAGCTACGATCTCCGGAAGTCACATCACTGCGGATGTAATTTCTCTCGGCTCTACAATCATAGCAACGGTGGGTGACAGCAGCGTCGGCTATCCAACACCTGAGTTGAGAGCTATTCCCGCTGTGGCGACGACTGCCGCAGCAGCGGTGACTAGCAACGACTATTTTCAATTCACTATTCACGGCGGTGCGGGTCTATTCCTCAAGCGCATCCAGCTCAGGGCAGCGCGCGGTGGATCTTCAACGCCTCGCGGGTTCATTATTCGTTCTAGCATTGACGGGTTCGCTAGTGATCTCATACCCGATAATCCTGTACCCACGATCAGAACGACTTACACGGAGTATGACTTCTCTACCAACTTAGACCTTACCTCGCCTGTTACAATTCGCTTCTACATCTACGGTCCGATCGCCGGAGGCTCGTCCATTGAGTTTGACGACTTCATCTTCTCTGTACCAGTCGCGGGAAGTGATACGACTGCTCCCGTCATCACAAATCGCACTACCGTCAACCTGAAGCCCAAGACACCTTTATCGCTCACCCTAACCTCCGACGATCCTGCGGCGGTTTGGACTAAGACGGGCGGAGCAGATCAGGCGCTCTTCACTCTAAGCGGAAATACTCTAACTCTTCCAGCGCAGAATGCGAGAGTGACTCGGCAAGTTCAGATCACTGCCACCGATGCTGCGAGTAACTCAAGCAACGCGACCATCACGGTAAAGACGACTGATTTTAAGCGGAGATCGAGGGCCTACTGATGAACCAGCTATCAATTCAGCAGATCTTCTCGGCTACGGGTGTGATCTATGGTCGCAGCTCTGCCGGAACGGGTCAGGGAGAGGAGCTCACTCCTGCCGCCGCGAGAACGCTCCTAGGAGTCTCGTCAGGAAGCATCACGTTCGTCCTCGACGGAGGCGGAGCAGTCATTGCGGCTGGACAAACTCTCGATCTTCCCGACTTTCCCTATGCAGCGAACATCACAGGCTGGACCATCACAGGCGATGTATCCGGCTCGGCCGTAGTTACGATCTCTAAGGCTACCTACGCCAACTATCCGACCTTCACGGCAATCTCGGGAACGGAGAAACCGACGCTCTCGTCAGCCCAGAAGAATCAAGATCTAGCCATCTCAACCTGGACCACCGCTCTAGCTCAGGGAGATGTTCTGAGGGCTAGTGTGGACAGCGCTTCCACCGTGAAGCGTCTGACGGTCACTA